ATCGCACGGGTATACACAAGGTATGTCAGTGTCAGCGACAACTTGGGCATTAGGATACCGCTCCAGAAAAACGCTCTTTCGCGTCTTTCGCGGATGTGCAGCAGCCCATTCTTCGGTGTTCTTCACAATTTGCGCCGCATCAACGCCCCACACCTCACTCATGGTGCCGCACATTCTGTTCCGCTCCTCGATAAACTTCACAGCATCCATTTACTCTTCCTCCGTGTTTGAGCACGTCACTTCGTTGTGTGTCACCCGCTGCATGGGGCACGGCTTTTCCATCATCAGGCACAGTCCACATGGCAGGCGGTATCCGCAAATGTCTGCGGAGCTATATCCGCTGGTCTCCACCGTGTTCCCCTTCGGCGGTGCATAACCCTGCGCGGCCACATATCCCGTGCTTCCCACAGCAGTTTCAGTAAAACGGCTCATTCATCATCCCTCCATTCCTTCGCTTTTACGATGGAAAAAATCACCACAGCCAGCAGCCACAGCGCAAATCCGATCCACATGGGTGACAGCACCCACAGCCACGACCAGTTGATAACACCGCATAGCTTCAGTACAATAAATGCGATTTGCAGCAGCGTTCCACCAAGACCGCCCAGTGCGTTAGAATTGTTGTTCATCACATTTCCCTCCATCTGCACCCGTAACAGGCGCCCTCGTGTGCGTGTTTGTACTTCCCGCAGTATTGGCATAGCTCGTTGTTCATGGCGTGCAGTTCACTCTGCTCCTCCTTCACCGCCACAGCCTTTGCCAGCTGTGCCATGCCCTGCTTCATGTCCTCTATCTGCTTATCCCGCCGTGCAATGGCGTCCTTCAGGCTGTCGTTGGCTTTCATCAGTGCCTCTATGTGCCGCTGCTGGTTATCGATTAGGTCAGCGGCGGGTCGTGCCATTTTTTCAATGCAGTCTGGGTCGTCAAGTCCAATCGGGCATTCGTTACATCCCGCTTTTTCAGCGCAGCACCGCAGCGCGGTCACGATCTCGTCTCTTGTCATGTCATTCCTCCTCGCCAAATGGCAGTCATGCTGGGAAACGGCGCCGTCCCCATCGGCTTTCCGTCCAGCTCAAACTTCAGCCTACCACGCAGGAAGCGGATCTCTGCCTTGCCCAGAATATAGTCGTGGAAGCTGGCACGGTCTGTCCGGGCGGGGATCAGAAGCACCACCGTTGTCCCTGGTTTCTGTCCTTCGCGGTAACACTTCTCCGTCCACAGTCCGGTTTCCTTGCTCCCGTATGGCGGGTTACAAAACACCGTTTCGCCCTCCCAATTTTGCCGCAAACCATCATCGCTTTGCGTGAAATACCGCGCGCACTTGTGGTTTTCATCACTGGCGGCAGCGTCCAGCGTGAAGTGAAACTCCGCGTCCAGCTCGTTAAACAGCTTTTGCGGCGTTTCCCAGAAATTCCTATCGCTGGAAAACATAACTTCTCCATTCATATCTCAATCTCCAAACACAACGCCGCACTCGTCCTTCAGCACGTCCTTGATGTGCTTCCGCTTGATGCGGCCTTCGTTTATCTCCTGCGCCAGTTTCTCCAGGCACTCGTACAGATACGCGATGCTGTTGGTGTCCCGGCTGTCCGATGTCTCCTCTAAGACGTGCCAGCCGCATTTGTCCATCAGCACCATTGCCACCATGTCCATGTTCTCCCGTGTGCCTTGCAGCTTGCCCCGCATAAAGATGCGGTCGTCCCTGCTCAAATGCTGCTTGCCCATGTCAATACCTCACTCCGATGTAGTCCAGCACCCGCGCATAACCGAGGCCGTCTTTGGTAGGCTTCCACAGCCCATCCGTGTCAAACGCACCACCGCCGATGCAGAACGCATAGTGCTTCGGGTGCGTCAGCTTCATGCGTTCAAATCGGTTTGTGCCTTTTTCGAGATGACTTCCAAATCCACAGAACATGCAGCCCGTGCGTTGGCATCCCGTGCAGTGCAGATTGCAGTCGATCAGCGTCGCGCCGTAGTCGTTCTCGCCGTCGCTGGCTACGATGTCGCCGTACACGCTGGCGTAGGGTAGCCCACGCTCCACGATAAACCGCAGTACATCCTGCTCCGCCCAGAAACTCATGGGCTTAGATAAGGGGCGCTTTCCTTCAAAGGCGTTGCAGCCAGTTTCGCGCCATTTTTGCATCCGCAAAAGACTTTCCTCCGCCATTGTTGCCGTCGTGGGTTTGACGTCCGCTCGGTGCTCATAGCTTTTTGATGGAAACTTTTTCATAATTTCACAACACTTGTCTGATATGAGAAATGGAGCTGAAAGCAAATACTCCCACTTTTCGCAGTTGTATATGCTCTTTCCCCCATCGGTGCGTAAGACTTCCCCACGCAATAGCTTCATACTTCGGCTATCTGGTGAACGCCGCGCAGTTTCTATTCGGTGCGCTACGTCTTTACCGATAATGCTGTACCCATACTTCGTCACCACCTGCCGAATGTTCATCTTCGGGCGCAGACGGTAAAGGTTGATGGTCACGCGGGGAAACTCCCTCCGCAGCCAGTCGGCGTACTCATTGACGAACTTCTGTATCTCCGGGTACTCCAACCCAGTGTTCACAAACACCAAGTTCAGCTCCCACGGCGGTGTCCTAAAACTCGACAGGTACCGCGCCGCCAGATACGCCAGCACCGTGCTGTCCTTGCCGCCGGAGAAGCTGACGTAGCACTGTCCGCCCCATGCGGTGTACCACTCGTCCAGCTTTTCGTAGGTCAGTATCTCCTTGTCCTGCACGTCCAGCGCCATCAGTTTCTTCGCCGCTTCATTCGTCAGCGGCCGGTTTATCCGTCCCATGTATCTCGTTCCCACTTTCATCACAGGCAGAACTGTAGATAGTCCTGCAAAGTCTTTTTCGCACGGTTCACGCTCCGGCTGACCGTGCTCTTATTTACGTCGTGCACCGCTGCGATCTCCGTCACGCTCATGCCACCATCGTACATCTCGCTCAGGTACATCCACTGATCGTCCGTCAATTTCAGCGCCGCTTTCGGGAAGTGCCGACGCAGCCGAAGCAGGGCGCCGAGGTTCGCGTCCCTGTCCAGCAGCATTTCATCTACCCTGCCACCCAGCACTTCGTCCAGCAGGACGTCCGTCGCCACATCTCCCATCCTCCGCATAGTCACGGTTACACATCCTCCCTGCCGTGGTAGCTCCTAACGAACTCACATTCCGCCTCTGCTGCGTTCACGGGCAGAGTAACGATAAAAGACGCGATGGAGAAGTAGTATCCCCCATTGCCCCCATCAGCGTTGGACTCGATCATACAAATAGCATTGCGGTTGTGCATAATCGTCACTCGCGCCTTGCATCCATAGGTGTCATAATCTTCCCACGGTTCATATTCTATGTCCGATACCGCAGTAATCGCGGCGTCCAGTTTTACCTCCGAGAACTTCGATTCGACCCTTGCGCAGCAGTCCCAGTCCGTCATCTCAACCCGCAGTTTCAACCCGGTATCCAGTTCGATATGCTCCGCGTCCCACGCCACGATCTTCCGGTACAACAGTAGTTCTTTCAACTCATCAAAGCTAATTTCTTTTCTCATTTTCATCCCTCCTTATACCTCGTCACCCCAGCAGTCCCAGCCGTCCACCTGTTGTCTGGCAAACAGCTCGATGCGGGGTATATCTCCCATCAGTTCCACGATCCGGTCTCTCACCTCATCCGGCTTCCTGCTGTGCTCCCGCACGTGGCTCAGCACCACACTGTGTACGCCCTTGCTCACACGCTTCGGCTTGCCCTTTGTCGCCAGCAGGCACAGCTCCGCGTTGGCCCTGGTCCAGAAACCCAGGCCCCAAAACAGCCCGTCCGACTTCCTGTTCTGCTTTACCCATGTAAACGCGCAGGTCTTGTAGGTAAAGCCCCACTTACGGATCAGCTCCAAGCCTTCCTCCAAACAAGGCATAGTCACCCACAGAAACAGTACGCAGTCCTCCGCCGCTATGTTCTGCACCGGCAGCGCCTGTATGTCCTCTTTTCTCATGCAGCGGTAATGCGCTTCCGCAGACTTCTTCTCCTTGCCCTTTGCACTGTACGTTTTGAACGTCCACGGAGGATCCGCGTAAATCACGCTGTACTTCTTATCAGTCTCCAAAATGTCTACCACCATATCCAAAGCACTCCCTCAATCTAACTTGCCGGCCACTTGCTCCCGGCCCTTTGGCAACCGGTAGTCTAATCGCCGTGTCAAGGGAAGCATAAAAACTTTTTCACCCCCATATAACATCCGTGTCAACACCATGCCGCCACCATCGCACCACCGCCGCACAAAGGCCGTACCTTCCCCTCACATATATGGCGCTTGCGCCCGCCGAAATTTTTATTTTTCGACCTTGACCTTTTGACCGTTTCGTTTTTTCGACCCGGTTTCAAAACCACCCCCCCTACCCCTAACTTGCCGGTAACTTGCTTGAGAAACGCGGATTGGTGTGCCGGAGTGGGGAACATGGGAGCGGGGGGGAGAGTTGCGTAGCAGGGAGAAAAGGCTTTGCCCTTCCGGTTTGTAAACCTCCCCCGGGTTGCCGTCCTGGTGGTGGTCAGGTGGTGCCGGTGGTGGTCAGCGGGTGCCGGTGCCGTCCATTTCCGCCGGATTTTGCAGGAAATACGCCCGCCGCCGGGGGGCTTTCCTTTCCATATTGTTCTAATATGTAAACAAATGTTTCTGTTTTTGCAAGTTCTAATGCATTTCGCCCGCTTTCGGCCTCTGATTTGACGATTTCCGCCGGTTTTGGCCGTCCTCGGTCTGCGTCTGCTGCCGTCTGCTGGATGGTCACGGCATGGGGGCCGGGGATTGCCGCCGCTGCCGGTCGCCGTCTGTTCGCTGTTCGGCCCGGAACATAGGCCGCCGGGCGACTCTCCTTCCCTCCCCTCGCCGCTGCTCTTTTCTTCCGGTCAGTGCTTCCCGCTGGTGGTCTCCGTTCTGCTCTGGTGTTCTCATGCTTCGGGGGTCCCGCTGGGGTTTTTGGTGCTCGTTTCTGCTCTGCTGGGGGTGGTTGTATATGATACTGTTTTATACTGTTTTCAACCGCGCCCGGAATAAACGCGCGCGCACGCGTAAGGGCTGGCGGCGGTCTTTCCCGTTTCTTTGCCCTCTGCGGGGCTGCTGACGGCGTTTTTCTCTGGGGGTCGGTGTCGGGGCATTCCCTCAACTCCCGGAAAGCGTGGCGGGGCGTTTCTGTTCGATTTCTATATTTGCGGTGGCATTGTCAAAAATCTACACGGGCATAAAATTGGCACCGCCGGGGCGGTTTTGGTTCCGTCCTGGCGGTGCTGGTTTGGGCTTCTTCGGTTGTCTGTTCTGGGTCAGGCGGTGACGATCTCGGCGGGGCTGGGGCTGCCGTGGAAGTCTCCGGCCCACGCCTGATATATTGCGCCGTGTTCCCCCGCTGCCGTTACCCATCCGCGCACGGTGGCGGCCAGGCGGCACGGGACGCGGGGCCAGCGGCGGCCCACGTCAAGCCAGATTTGCAGGCCGTCCGCTGCTGCGGCTCTGATCTCCGCGGCGGTGTATAGCTGCGCTTTGCCCTCTGGGGCGATGTTGTACAGGGTTCCCGGGCTGGTGGTGTTGTTGGTCGTCATGGTGTCTTGTCTCCTTCCTGCGCCCTGCTGGGCGCGTCCGTGGTTAGTCCTGGGCGTTGTCCTTCTGCGCGTGGTAGCGGTCGCGCATGGCGTAAAGGCGGCGGGAAATGGTGGACCGGTCAACCATCAGCGCGGCGGCTATCTCTGCCGTAGTGTACCCGCGGGCGGTCATGGTCAGCGCTACGCGGTCCACCTGATCCCGGGCGACACTCTCCACGCTCTCCCGCAGGATCGCGGCGGCCTCTGGGCTGGGTGCTATCGCGTCGCAGTCCGTCCCGGCCTCGGTGTCGATCTGCCAGCGCTCGGCGCCGTCGTCGTCAATGGTGGCGGATATGGCGCGGGCGTGTCTCTGCTCGGCCCTGCTTATGCTGTGCGCGGCCTGGGCTGCTGCCCGGTACAGGATCACCGCCAGCGGCGCGGGCGCGTCCTGGGTCTCGTTACGATCCAGCGCGGCGCCCATCCGAGTCCAGGCGTCGGCGGCTACGGTCTGCGCGTCGTCCTCTGTCTCGATCCATGCGGCGCCGGTCTGGTTGCGGGCCTCTGCCTTCCGGCGCACGGTCCAGGCCATCGCCACAAGCGCGTTATACTGTTGCTCCCCGCTCATGCTCTCCCACTCGGCGCGGGCGGTCTTGGTGTTCTCGTTCATGGTTTAACCCTCCTGTATAGATTTGATGGATTGCGTTTCAATTACGCGGACGTTGAAGCGGTCGGTTTTGAAGTATGTAAGGCCGCCTTGCTGGAAAGAAGAAAGCGCGTTAAAGGTTCGTTCCGTGTCAATGCAGCGGTATTTATCAAGAAAACGGCGCTCAATGTAAGTTACTTTCATTTTCTCACCCCCTCACGCTGTCCGGCCCTGCTGGGCCTCCATCAGGTCGAAAAGCCGCGCTTTCAATCTCAAGACCTCGGCGGCCAGTTTCTGGGCTTCTGCTTCCATGTCCTCGGCGTGTTGCAAGGCGTTTTCCACGCTCTTGGCCAGGTCGTCCCGCTCGGCTTCCGCGTCGGCCAGCGCCTCCCGCGCGTCCTCAAGCTCTCCTTGTGCCAGGGCGCGGGCTTCCTCGGCTTTCTTCCGCTGCTCGGTCTCCTTGTTAAGCTCGCCTTGGTACCATGTAATCTTGTCGGTCAGGTTTTCCAGCTCCCGCGCCTGCTGGTGCTCGGCCTCCAATACCTCGGGGCGGATGTTGATCCGCTGGGTGCTGCCGTCGTCGTAGTTGATTTCAAGGCTGCTGTTCAGGTCGCAGATATAGGCCCGGCTTCCCTCGCTGGTGGCCCTAAAAATGGGATACCCGGCCCGCTCGCTGTTGTTGTCGTCGCGGGTGTAGTCGCCGGGGAAAAGCTCGTCAACGATGGCCCAGGCGTGGGCGGTGCTCCATGCGGTCTTGCTCTCGTGCTTCTTCTGTGTTGCCTTGGGCTTTTTGGGGGTCTCGATTTCAACAATCGGCTTTCCTTTCCGCTTGGCTTCCTCCACGTCGGCGGCGGTGGCCTCGGAGACCTTGCACCACTCATATTTTGCGGAATAGTGCGCCTCCACGGCCTCGGCGCTCTCGGCGTGTGCGATGTTGGCGCAATAAACGCTTTCGCTGTACTGGAAACTTACGTTGAAATACTTTTTCATTTCGTGTGTCCTTTCCGGCCTGTCGGCCTCAAAAAGTGTTGTTTTGTGGTAACTTTGTAATTATCATTATAAGCGCATATCTTATCATTGTAAATCGGCAAATTAACCAAATAATTATCGTTGCTATTGTGAGACTTGACAAAATTAACAAAATCGTTTACACTGTGCACAAATTGGCCGCCTGCCGGTAGACTATAAGCAGGCCGCCCGGAAAGAGGTGATACAGAATGCAGGTTTCAAAACTGCTGCGGCACGTTCTTCTTGAGCAAGGACTTTCTGCAAGAGAACTTGCACGCCGTCTAAACACAAGCGGGCCGAATATCGCCCAGAAGCTGGGCCGCGATAATTGGAGCGTGTCCGATCTGGCCGCCATTGCCGCCGCCCTGGGCTGTGGCTTTTCGGTGTCCTTCCACCTGCCGGACGGCCAGACGATGACCGCGGAACAGCCCGCCCCGGCGGAACAGTCGGAGCAGATCACCCCCACCACCTGAACAGCAGCCCCGGAAAAATGCGGGGCAAAACACGAACAGCGCCCCCGGAGATTTTCCGGGAGCGCTTTTTTCATGCCCGAAACCGGGCGGAAAGGAAAACACCATGCAAGAGAAAATCGAAATCCGGGGACGTTTCACCCCCTGGCACGAGGCCACAAAGGAGCAGGCCGCCCAGCTTGCCCGCCACCACTTGCACAACCTGCCCGCCATCCCGGAGGCCCAGCGCCCCGCATACATCGAGGCGCATTTTCTGCGCGGCGCGACCTGCGCCGACGTGCTGCCGGAGCTGACCGCCAAGAACGCCGCCCCCGGCAAGTATTTCGCCCACTTCGGCGCCGTTGTCTGCTGTCTGCGTCCCTACGCACTCACAGAAGAACAGGCCAACGAAAACAGCCTCTTATATCTGGATCGCTGCGAGTTTCGCACGGTCGAAACCGGCTTATATTGCGATACCGTTTTACCGGGCAGCCGCACAATGACCACTTGCGAAAACTGGAAAATCTACAGAAAGGAGGCCGCCGCCCTATGACCGTTTTTTCCTACATCGTCACCGCCACCGGCGCCGCCACCCTGGCGGCGCTTTTTGTTCGCCTGCTGGACCGGATCGACCAGCCCCGCAAACGCTGAACAGCCGCCGCGCCGCCTCTGGGGAGTTGGGCGCACCAGCTCCACCCCATCGAGAAAAGTAAATTCGTTCCCTTGACACGGGGAACAGACTACACAACAGGAGGAACACAAAATGAACACCAACAAAACCGAATCCATCCGCTTTTTCTGGAACGGAATCAAGGTAAACGGCGGGAAGCTGATCCGCTGCTTCTACTTCACCGACAGCAAAAGCGACAGCGTGACAATAAGCGCACGCGATTATGCCGACCTTCCCCGCGATATGTTCAAGGTTAAGAACGAAACCGACCTTTACACGGACTATTTCGACAGCGACAGCGCCACCCTGACCCCGGCGCACCCCCTCTATAAGTACGCCCGCGCCGCCGCACTCAAATCCGCCATGCGCGGCGAACCTGAGTATATCGCCAAGCTGGAACAGGACGCCCAGGACGCCCAGCAGCCGGGCCGCTACAACTGGCGCAAGCCGGAGGACATCCGCGCCGAGATCGACCGGCGGCAGGCACAGCTTGACCGCAACGCCGCCGAGCTGGCCACCCTGCCCAAAGGCCACCCAACCGCCGCCGACGTGGAAGCCGTCCACGAGATGAACACCGCCGCCGAGTCGGCGCGGCTGGCGCGTGAACACGCCGAACAGCTGGAACGCCGGGAAAAGGCCATCCGCACCCGCAACGAAAACCGCGCTTTCATCGAACAGACCGCCGCCGCACACCCCATCAAGGACGGCGCCCCGGTCGTCACCGTGGAATGGAGCGAAAACGGCGCTTTTGATGATGGTATGAAATTCTCCGTCGCCGCCGCCGAGATCATTTTCAAGACGCTGGACGAAAAAATTTCCGCCGGTCAGGAACGCGGCTATGACAAAACCAGCTTTTCCATCACCTACACCGACGCCAACGGCGAGCAGGACACATATAAAGGCCGCTATGACCTGGGCGACAACGAGGGCGGACTCATTGCCCACATTCGCAGCTTTGGCGCGTTCCTGCGCGACAAGGGCAATTTTGGCAGCGGCAAGCCCACCGACGAGGACAAGGAGACCGGCGCGGCCATCGTCGCCGTGGCCGACCTGCTGGAACAGTACACCGAGGGCGGGCGCGTGGTCTCCGTCATGCCCGCGCCCTGGCTGGAAGAATACCAGCGCCGCAAGGCTGAACAGGCACAGCAGGAGCAGGAACAGGCCCGCCAGGACTTCGCCGACATTCTGGAATCGGTGCAAATGCTGACGGATGAACAGATTGAACGTGCTGTTTTCGCCATCAGCCCCACCGACGCGGAAAAATTGGATGTTGCACGGTTTTTCCTTCAGGAGCTGCACCGCCGCGACGAGGCAAACGCCCTGGCGGTGTTCCGTCGCTGGAAGCGCGGCGAAAATCCCGAACAGCCCGACTAAAAAAATCCACATCCCCACCACGAACAGCCCGCCCCGGAGGTCACGAGGGCAGAAAGGAAACAAAATGAACGACCGCACATCCGCCACCGCCGCCCGCTTCGGTATCTCTGAACAGTGCGCCGCGCTGCAGCGCGACCTGCTGACCCTCCCCGGCGCCGTCAAGGTGGAATTTGATCTCGATGGATTTTATGACCACATGGAGCAGGTGATCCTGCTGGTGAAATTCGACATCCCTGTTGTGAACAGAAACTATTTCCGCGACCTTCGCGCCCTGCGCCAGGGAGTGATCGACACCGCCGCCCGCCACGGCCTGACCCGCACCCCGGACACCATCGAGAACTACGGCGAACACCTGTATTTCGTCTTTCACCACGACAGCACATGGGAACACCCCGTGACTGAACAGCCCGACTAAACCGAACAGGGGAGGCGCACCGCCTCCCCGGAAAGGAGGAACACCATGAGGAGAAAAATTTTGCACAAGGCAAAACTCGTTATAACTGTAGAAAGTGACCGCTGCTCCGGGCTTATCAATACAATTTCTGTTTTTGATAACAGGACAAATAATTATTGGGGAGCCGAACAGATAAAAGAGCGTGGAATATTGCAATTCCTTAACACCGCGGACATGAAAGAAACCCTTAATTGGAATTTGAACGGAGACAGTTCTTTATATCAATTCAAGTGGGGACAGTCCAGCAGAAAATTCTCTGAAGGTATCGCTTATATTTTCCAGTGATCCGCGAAAACGCTACCATCTGAACAGGAAGGAGGAAACCGCATGAACACCGAAAGCAAAAACTGGATATGCACCGATCCCGACTGTGCCCAATACCGCCGCCAGGCGCCGGAACACGGCCACAACGTCTTTGAGCTGGCACAGGTAAACCAATACGGCGCCGGTCTGTTCCGCGTCGCCCACGGTTTTGTCTATCTCGACAACGACTTGGACGGGCGCGAGCGCGACTTGCTGTGCGAGCTGTACGACTGGGACGCGGAGATCATCAACAGCCCCGACTTCAACGCGATTTTGGCCGAGACGGTTTTCGAGACGTCCGCCACCGAGTACGACACCGACGCAGAATTTTCCACCTATACGGACGCCGCCCAGGCATTAGGCCGACTCATAGGCGTTGACGTTTCCGCCATTATCTGAACAACGAAAGGAGAAATCACCATGTCCACCATCAAGTATCCCATCCCGGAGGCGGCAGCCGCCCGCACCCACTGCGACGCCATCGCCGCCAATGCCGCCGTTTTGAAAGACGTTATCACCGGCGACCCCACCAGCGACACCGCTACCAACGCCATTTCCGCCATCCGCCACAGCCTGGACGAGCTGGAAGCCTACGCCGAACAGCGCCGTCAGGAAAACAGCGAACAGCGCGACGATACCCCCTATAAGCACGTCTATTTCCGCCTGAACTCCGGTTATGTATGGGGCAAGGGAATGGACCAGGACAAGACCGAGAATTTCTATAGTGACATTCTGGGCCTGTTCGCCGCCGAGGGCTGGACCATCAAAGAGCCGTACCGGAACGGCAACGGTGCCACCGTCACCAACGGGAACAGCTCCCTTTATATCCACCCGCAGGAAGTCAGCGGCTACGTTACCGAGGAATTGATCCCCGCCGTTTCCGCCGCGCTGGAACACGGCTGCACCTTCCAGCACTACGCCACCGACATCTACGAGACCGCCTACAACTGGACGGCGCAGCAGTACCGGGAGTATCTGAACAGCAAGCGCGGCGACATCAACGCCGCCCTGCTGGAGGCGTTCAAAACGCCCCGGCGCAACCTCTATAAATTCGACTACAACGCCCTGCCCGTGGTCATCAGCAAATTCCACGTCCAGCGCCTGGACGGCCAGAACGGCCATTGCACCGGCGACATCACCGAGCAGGTGATCCGCGAAATGTTCACCGCTCTTGTGAACACCGGCAAGATCGACCGGGGCGAGACCAAGAACGGCGCCGCCTACCGCACCGCGCCCCGGCGGCGCACCTGACGAAGAAAGGAGGCCCCATGCCCACACGGATAAAAACCCACACTGCGGCCACGGAGCAGGAGCGTCAGCAGCTCCTCTCCGCCGCTGCCGCCCTCCGCACCGCCGCGCCGTACCTCAACGCCGAGCAGCGCCGGCGCGTCTGTCAGGCGGCGAACAACTGTATTGAACAGCACCGCCGCACCATCCACACCGCCGAGCTGGCCGCGCTCATCGCCCAGCGCGACGCCCTCACCGCCTAAACACCAAACCAAAAATCTACAAGGAGGCCACCGCCCATGTTTACCTACGCCACCAAGAAAAACCGCTACGGAGATGAACACATCGCCGTTTCCGCCAACGGCGCCGAGATCGCCACCATCAAGCCCAGCTCCTACTACGGCAACACGGAATATATTGTCAGCGCCACCATCGGAGGCGACGACCGCGGCGACTACCTGGGCCGCGCCTCCACCATCGCCGGAGCGAAAAAGAAAATCCGCGACTGGTACAGCGAACACAGCGCCGCCGTGCCCACCGCCGCAGCGAACAGCCGCGCCGCCGATCTCCGGCGCCTGCCGTCCTTCGACAACAGCGGCTTTTACCCCACGCCCTCCAAGCTGGCGGGGAAAATGCTCTCCTGCGTGGACTGGAAAAATGTTTTTGCCATCCTTGAGCCCTCCGCCGGCAAGGGCGACCTTGCCGATGCCGTTACCGCTTTCGCCCGCAACTACAGGAACAGCCGCCGTATCTCCTTCAACGAGAACGACACCTACATAGACTGTATCGAGCGCGACAGCGACCTTGCCGCCCTCCTGCGCGGCAAGGGGCTGCACGTGGTCCACGATGATTTTCTCACCTTCCGCAGCTTCAAGCAGTACGACCTCTGCATCATGAATCCGCCTTTTGACAGCGGCGACGAACACCTTTTGCACGCCCTCTCCCTCATGGAGCGCGGCGGCCAGATCGTCTGCCTGCTGAACGCTGAGACCATACGCAACCCCTACACCAACCGCCGCAAAATTCTTTTGCAGCAGCTGCACGAACACAACGCCCGCATTGAGTTTATTGAAAACGCCTTCCGCCATGCCCAGCGCCCCACCGACGTGGAGATCGCGCTGGTCTATGTGAACATACCGAAAAAAGAAATCCCCAGCGACATTCTTTCCTCCCTCCGCCGCGCCCACGAAAAGAGCACCCCAAGCAGCGAACAGGCCACCGACCTTGCCTCCGCCGATTGGCTGCAAAACATGATCGACGGCTTTGAATTTGAAGCAAAATTGGGCGAAAAGCTCATCAACGAGTTTGCCGCCCTCCGCCCCTACATGGACCCCGGCAGAGATTACGGAGAACCCCTCCTGTCCCTCAAGGTAGGCAACAGGAACACCGGCAACAACGCCACCATGATGAACGCCTACCTTTTCGGTCTCCGCGCCAAGTATTGGAGCAATCTCCTGCGCCGTCCGGAGCTCACCGACAAAATGACCTCTGCCATGCAGCAGGACTATGACGGCAAGGTCGATTCTCTCTCCGAGTACGATTTCTCCCGCTACAACATCGAGACCGTCATGCGGGAGATCGCACACCAGCTCTCCCGCGGCGTGGAGGATTCCATCCTTGATCTGTTCGAGCAGTTTTCCGCCAAGCACTCCTGGTACCCGGAGTGCGCCAACAACATCCATTACTATAACGGCTGGGCGACGAACAAGGCTCACAAGGTGGGGATGAAGGTCATCATCCCCTCCAACGGCTGCCACGCCAGCTGGGGCCGCGAAAAGCTGGACAGCTACCGGGTGAACAGCCTGATCTCCGATCTGGAACGCGCTATGAACTATCTGGACAGAGGCGAAACCTCGTTCCACACGCCCATAGGCAACGCCATCCGCATCGCCAACGCCGCCTACACCAACAAGGTGGATTTCACCTACTTTACCTGCACCTTCTACAAAAAGGGTACCTGCCACATCAAGTTTAAGCCGGAGGCGTCCCGCATCATCGACCGTCTGAATATCTTTGCCGGTCAGAAAAAGAACTGGCTTCCGCCCACCTACGGCAAAAAGCACTACGCCGACATGACCGCCGAAGAACAGGCCGTCATTGACGACTTCCAGGGTGCCGAGTCTTACGAAAAGACCATCGCCGACCCGTCCATGCTCATCACCTCCGGCAGCTCCCTCATGGCGCTGCCCGGAATGTGAGCGAACACCACACGAAAGGAGCACCACACCATGACCCCCGAAAAGCTTTTGGAAAACCTCTACGCCATCGCCTATTCCCTCCCGGAACAGGAACGCCGCTTTTTCTGCTCCCTGGAACCCGCCATCGACCCGAACACCCACGGTAAGATCAACGCTGGCTACCAGCTGGCGCTCCTGGTCCGCGCCATCCGCACCGACATGGCCCAGCAATACAAGCGGGACGACAAGCGCCGCACCAGTGCCACCGCCTTGCGGCGCCTGTACAACGCCTCCGTTTCCAAGAAGGGCTGGTGGATCCGTTCCCATTTCGCCGGCGCATTTCTGGACGAACAAGGCCGCCAGTACATCACGGACGGCTTCACCCTCCTGCGCTTGAACACGCCCTCCACCGCGCTGCAATGGGCGCCGCCGCCCAACGACCCTCACGTCTACGACACCATACCGGAGCTGCTGAACAGCGACGGCGCCACCGTCACCCTCAACCTACCAACTGCCGCCGAGGTACGCGCCAAGATCGCCAGCGACCGGGCAAAATACAAGGCCGAGTCCCACCCCGCAGGGGACACGCTCTCCACCTGCTTCAGCTGGGGCGACGGTCTGCCAATGGTCAACGCCATTTATCTCCGGGACATTCTGGAGGCGCTTCCCGGCTGCACCGCCGCCTGCCGCCCCGATGAGCTGTCCTGTGTCTATTTCCACAGCCCGGACGGCGACGCACTCATCATGCCCATCCGCAGGCACATCGCCAACAGCACCGACGAACAGGAGGAACACAACGTATGAGTCACATCTGCAAAATGACCGGCATGGAAACCGTGCTGCCCTGCGCCGCGCCGCAGTGTCCCGCCTACGGCGATTGTGCAGCTGCCTATGCCAAATCCCAGCAGGGCTTCCAGTTGGAACAGCACCCCAAAACAAACCTTGAACACTTCCGCGAGATGACCGCCGAGCAGTTGGCGGAGTGGATCATGTGTCCCTACTCCACCGACCCCGAACTCTGCCTCGACGAGGATTGCGTCAAATGCTGCACCGACTTCCTTAACGCGCCCTATGATGGCTTTGACCTCGACCCCGGCGAACAGGACCCGTAACATACAAACAGGAGCGCCAAAAGCGCTCCTGTTTTGTCGTAATTTCCACAAAATGCCCTTGCTATTGCCGCCTGAATGTGCTATTCTGACGGCAAGAACAGCAAGGAGGCCAATACCGCCCATGACACGAGAGGAATTTATTTTTGCCGCCCACAGCATCCTTCCCTACAGTTTCGAGGACACCAACGCCGCCCTGGACCGTGCCTTTGCCGCATCACCGGAGAAGCAAGCATACACGCCCCACGACGTACAGGCGTTGGACCTCGCCCTCCGCCTTTCCGGGGCATCGCCTGAGCTGTCCGGCATCGTCATGGACGAGCAGGACATAGAGGCGCTTTCCGACCCGGAACGGCAAATGACCGCTGCACAGTTTATCGACGAGGCGGAGCGCCAGGGCTTTTCCCGCCGCCTTGCGGAGCTGGTGACGCAGCACAGTGAACAAGAGACCTACGACATCGCCGACCTGGACGGACTTGGCCTTCTCGATCTCGTCATCACCCCGGACCGCTACGACGACCCGGAGATCCACAAAATCATGCAGACCATTTTCTCCGTTTTCGACGGGGAATAATGATACATTAAAATCGAAAGGGGAGCAACATTATGGCATTGATTACCTGCCCGGAATGTAACGGCCAAGTCAGCGACAAGGCAGACGTCTGTCCACATTGTGGCTATCCGATCAGAGAACAGCCTCACCGGCAAACCGAGAGCAATGCAGAACAGGCAGGCAGCGTTGACCGCCAGTTTTGCATCGACCGCATACACGCCGGAAAGGTCTACATCCGGTGTAAATGCGGCTGCACCATCGAAAAGCCGTTTTCCTTTGTTTCTCGGAACAGCCAGGAAAACTACACTCTGAACGAAACGTTGATCTGCCCTCAATGTCATGCGGAGGCTTTGGCCAGAACGGATCTAACAAACGTTCCATCCAAACGTATAGCTGCGCCCTCTCCTCGTTATGGAAACGCCGCTTCTGGCGTATGCCCGTTTTGCGGAAAACCCAACATCCAAGCTGTCAAAAAAGGCTTTGGTATCGGCAAGGCTGCCGTTGGCGGTCTGCTACTTGGCCCTGTCGGTCTGTTGGGCGGCGCAATCGGTGCAAACAACATCCAGTTTGTTTGCCTCTCCTGCGGTCGAAAATGGAGTAAATAACAAACCCCCGCACGGCATCAGCCGTGCGGGGTTCATTTCTTCTGCACTATCTCGTAGCAAGCAAGATCGTCCGACTTCCCATACAGTCCGCAAATGTCCCGGTTCTTACATTCACCGCATCTCCATCTGCGCTCACATTTTACACCAGACGTACTTTCTGGCCGTTCCGGTCGTTTCTTCACTCTCGACCCGAACGAAAACGGTCTATACTTCCCCACAAAACCACCACCCTTTCTTCAGGAGCATTTTACCCTATGCCGACTCTCCGGTCAACCGACCGGAATATTTTTTTGCCCGCTTCCCTTGACACGGTGCCTATACTCCATCATAGAAACACAAGAAAGGAGGCTTCCCCATGATCCCCTCCAACATCCACCTTGGCGATACCGTCACCCGCCGCATCGAAGCCACAGACCGCAAGGCCACCGGAACAGTCGTTTACATCCACCCGGAGGGCCGCTACTACACCGCTGAATTTGACCTCGGCCTCTACAAAATCCGCGAGTCCTTCAACACCTGAAAATTTTTTCAAAAACTTTCAGAAGTTCCCTTGACACGGGGCGCATACTTAAAATTGCCGAAGGGGAGACCCCTTCCCCGACGGCTTCGGTGTACCCCCCGAATTATATAAGCCCTTCCGTAAGAAAGGCTGCACCGGTATTACATCCATTCTTCCGGTGTCCCCAGCGCAATTCTGGCAGGAACGCGGCCACAAGTGGCGCAGGCCCCTTTCCGCCGCACGTCAGCTCGCCCACCAGGACGTAAACAAGGTGGGGATCCGGTGTCGTAGCTCAGCTGGCAGAGCAGCTCATTCGTAATGAGCAGGTCGTGGGTCCGATCCCCACCGATACCTCCAATTCTACGTGGACACCGCGAGTGACGAGCGTATAGCGGAACAGCCGTATGGGTGATGCGAAGTCCTGAAGTAAGCCCCTCAAGCCTCGATGTTGTAATTGCGGACACATGGAGACGTGCCCAAAAGCGAGGCCATTAAGTTCTCCTTCGAGCAGGTGTGTTCGGGAACGCTTAAAACTCTGCTGACGTAGAAGCGCCTGTGCGCCATCACATGATTGGCTGGCGGCTCGGAAAGACGAGCACCCCCCTCAATGCAGACGTACCTCAGCCGTGGAAGAGGGTCTGATCGTAGCGTAAAGCGCGAGCTCGGAAAGTCGCAGGTTCGAATCCTGCCGTCTGCACCAGATCCAGTGCTCATGCGAAGTACAAGCTGAACGGGCTTCCGGGGATAGAGCACAAGAAGGAAGCAGAAACGTGTACCTATCGGGGCTAACCGCAAGCAGCCGACACGCAGCGGTGACAGCCGGGAAAGACCGGCACCCCCCTCATGCAGACGTAGCTCAGTCGGTTAGAGCGCCACGTAGAGTGGATGCCGTTGGTTCGAGCCCAACCGTCTGCACCATAGGCGTGACCTCTTGCCTCGCAGCCGCACGGAGCGTAAGCCTGCGGAAGTGGTCTTTCCTGTGCGCTGTACGAAAGCGGCAGGACGAAGTAATTTATGTATTGGCTGGCACCGGCTTTGTAAAGATGAACGGATGCGACCGACGTACCGGCGCAGGGCTGAAAAGTTCCGTGGTTGGTTCGGGTGCCGGCGTGTGCGGCGAAAATCCGAGGCGATAACCTATAGATGTGGAAGCGGCGTGGTGGCGGCTGTCTTTGGACAAGGCCGCCGTGTAGGTCAGTAGCCATCCGCACCGGCACCCCGCCAACTGTGTCCCCGCAAAATTTGCAGCGTTAGTGTTCAACGGTCAGCACACCAGCCTTCCAAGCTGGGAGTGGCGGTTCGAATCCGCTACGCTGCTCCATGCCCGCCTGATGGATGACTTCCCCCGTCAGGAATGAAACCTCCGCATCTGGCAGCGGTGTCGCCGGGTCGAACCAGCCGGTAGCACGATTTGGGCGTGACAGCGAACGAAGGAACGCCCCACCCCATCGGGGAGGCGGGCATCCCCCAGCCCGTCCTCCCCACTCTCTACGCAGGAGCGCCATTGGGGCGCTTGCACGGCACACACAGAAATCTCCTTTCTACTGCTGTTGTTCGGACACATCAACACCTCCAATGTTCATGTTTTATTTTCCGTGCGCCGGCAAGCCATGCGGGTTCGACTCCCGCCTCCTGCTCCATCGGACGCGACAGGCGTCCGCGGTCCAGATAGGACCTCCTTTATAAATGCTGCGGCTGTAAGAAGCAGCACCGGGTTTTGTTCATTTTCCCCGGCTCCTGTTGGAATACAGGCAGGCCAAGCGATTTCTCCTTCCGGGCGGCGCGGTCTGGGCAGCCCGCCGCCCAACCCCCTGGGGGGTTAGCTCAATCGGCAGAGCAGGCCGCTCATAACGGCCCGGTTCCGGGTTCAAGTCCCCGATCCCCCACCAGCCGCAAGGCGATAAAACGTTTCAGTCTAAAATCTACAACAGAAAGGAGGCACATTCCATGACCAAGAGCGAGTTTATTTCCACTCTGGCAGCAGCGACCGACATGAAGAAGTCCGACGTCGAGCGCGTGATCGCCGCCGCTGCCAACACTCTTACCGGCGTCATGCGCTCCGGCGACAGCGTGAATATCTCCGGCTTCGGCATCTTCACCAGCAAGGTCCGCGACGCGCACCCCGGCAAGAACCCCGCTACCGGCGAGGTCATCACCGTCCCCGCTAAGCGCGTGGCCATCTTCAAGCCCGCAAAACAGCTCAAGGATGCCGTCAACAGCTGACGCGCCATCCGCAGCCATACAAAATATCCCACATTACGAGCCGGACGGCACACCGCCCTCCGGCTTGTTTTGCAAACTATATTTCCGTTGCGTTTTGAATATCGGCAAATATGCAAACTCGGCCAGTGAAAATCATAACACCCTTTGCAGAAACACAACAAATAACCAAAGACACACTTTGCGAAACTTCTTACGAAAAGGAGAAACCCAACATGATCTACTTCGACAACGCAGCCACCACGCCGCCCGTTCCCGGCGCATTTGGTGCCGCCACACAGTGCGCCATCTTCGGCAACCCTTCCAGCGCCCACGCCGTTGGGCGCGAGGCTAAGGCCGAACTGGAATCTTGCCGTGCCATCATCGCCGACAAACTGAACTGCGAACCGGACGAGGTGTATTTCACCTCCGGTGCCACCGAAGCCTGCAACTGGATGGTCAGATGCCTCCGGCTGGAGACCGACGCCATCATCTACAACGGCACCGTTCACCACGCCGTCAGCGAGGCTGCCCGGTCATACCTCGTACCCATCGCCACCCACGGCAAGCCCTCCGCCATCCTTTCCCTCGTCAACAACGAAACCGGCCAGATAAGCGATGTGGACGCTTTCTGCCGCAAGAACCGCCCCCACCGCATCGGCATAGACGCCACCGCAGCCGTAGGCCACATCCCCGTGGACTTCAAGGCGCTGGGTGCGGACTACATGGCTTTCGGCGGCCACAAGTTCGGCTCCCTCAAGGGCATCGGTGCACTTATCGTCCGCCGCGGCTGTCCCATCGCCCCCATGATCTTCGGCGGCGCACAGGAGCGCGGTATGCGCGGCGGCACGGTCTCCGTCCCCCTTGTCAGCTCTATGGCCGCCGCCCTCACTTGGCGCTCCCTACACATGGAGGAAAACGAGAAAGCTATCCGCGCCGTCGCTCAGGAGCTTATCATTTCCCTTGGTTGCCACCGTGTGGATTTCGACATCAATCTGCCCGACGGCAAAAGCAGCAAGGATTGCGCTCCCCACATCCTCTCCATCCGTTTCCCCGGCGTCTACGGCGCTGCCCTCGCCGCCGCCCTCAGCGTAAACGGCGTCATGGTGTCTACCGGCTCCGCCTGTTCCTCCGGCGACAACGCCGCCTCCGCCAACCTCATGGCCAGCGGCCTTACCGAGCAGCAGGCACTTGAGACCATCCGCTTCTCCTTCGACTGGTACAACACCACCAAGGAGGCGGCCGAGGCCGCCGGCATCATCGCCGATATTGTCCCCGCACTCCGCCGCGGTTAAATTCTGAAAATTTTTTCAAATCCCTTGCACAAAATCCGCATTTGCCGGTAGACTATACTATGACAAAATCTTGTAAGGAGGACACCACCATGTCTATCAGACCGGAAAAGCTCAAGCAGTACATCTCCCTCAAGGAAGCGGCCCTCACCCTGCGCCCCGACTTCGCCGTAGACTGCAACGACCCCAAACCCGAGAGCAACGCCGCCACGGTATCCGTCGTGCTTCCTACGCCGTTCATCGGTCTGGACAGAACCAAGACTGCTATCGCTTCCCTGTTCACATTCTGCGACACGTTCATTGTCGCCGACAGCGATGTGATCCACAATATCGTCCGCTTCACCTTTGGCGTGGACGGTATGCAGAAGGAGGAATGACCCCATGCTCGTCACCAACGTAATAAAGCGCGAATACCCCTTTACCGTCCGCCGCAAGCGGGACGGCGAGATTATGACCATGCTCATCACCGCCGAAAGCGAGTCCGCCGCCCGCCTCCTGCTCCCCGACACCGTGGAGATTTTGGAGCCCCGCGAACCCCACAGGAAGGAGGAATGACCTGTGCCAAGATCAAGTAGGCCAGAAAGGACGCTTCTTGCCGCCACAGATTCCTACATCAAAAACTGTGCCGCCACCGGCGCTTCCCCCCGCACCGTCGAGGCGTACACCGCCACGCTGGAGAACTTCGTCAACTTCTTCATCGAGTCCAAAGAGAATTACGCCGACCCATCCTACGCCACCATCCTTTTGTGGCGCGACTACCTGATCGACAGCGGCTGCAGCAACTACACCGTCGCCCTCTACGTCAACCGGCTCCGCACCTTTTTCGACTACGCCAGCGACCCCGAGTGCGGCGGCTGGTACGCCAACAATCCTGTCTCCCGCCGCCTGACGCCAGACACCCGCAAGACCGCCCGCCGTCCCTATGATGTGCTCCTCACCGACCAGCAGGTGATGAAGCTTTGGCGCAACGACAAGCCCGCCACCGCCAAGGCGAAAACATGGCCCCGGAATTACGCCATCGTCATCATGCTTCTGACCACCGAGCTCCGCAACGCCGAGCTCCTGGACCTCACCCCGGCGGATCTCCACTGGGAGGACGGCGAGCTCTCCGTCGAGAGCGGCAAGGGCAGCAAGTTCCGCCGCATCGAGTTCCCTGACATCGCCCAGTCCGCCGTCCGTATCTATCTGGCCAGCGGCATCCGTCCGAAGGACCTTCCCGACACAGCACCCCTGTTCGGCAACACCGCGCCAAAGGGTTCCTTCGGTCCCCGCACCGGCGATGAGAGCCGCGAGTGGCAGCGCGGCTCCCGCCAATGGCTCTCCACCCTTGTGGAATCCCACGTCAGGGCAATCACCGGCGTTCCCGACATCCGCAGCCACGACCTGCGCCATGTAGGCGCCCGCATCGACCTAAACGCCGGTATGAAGCAGGAGGAGCTTCAGTCCAAGCTGGGTCACACCAATCCCAACGTTACCCAGCGCTATTCAGGCCGTCTGCTTTCCCGCACCGGCAAGCGCTCCGCCGCCCTCGTTCTCGAAGCCCGTGAGCGTCAGGCGGACATCAACGCCAACATTTTGGCCGGGAGGGTGCAAAATGCGTAAAGATTTGTCGCCTGCCATTGACGCGCCCGCCCGTTTGTGCTACAGTAAATGTGATGCAGCCCTCCCTTTACACACAGGTTGCGTCTCCCACTTTTCAAGCCCTCCCGCCGCCGAGTGTTACCCCCCCTTCACTCCCGGCGGGAGGCATCTTTCTGTTTCGCCCGTAAACGCCCTCTGCGGCGTTTCTTTTTTTACCCGTCAAACTACCCTCCTGTTAAAGTAGAAAGCCCCCTGTGACGCTCTGTGCGCCGCAGGGGGCTTATTTTTATTTCTCCGGTCGTTTTTGTCCTATCGTCTTATGCGCTCCGAGGTCACTTCACGATTTCCCACGTTCCGCTTTTCCCGTCCGCGCTCCGCGTCACCTTCACGGTGTACGTTTCGGTCACGGTCGGCTCTTCCGGTGTCTCCGGCTGTTCCGGCTCCTGCGGCTTCTCCGGCTCCACATATTCCAGCCCGCAGAACTCGCACAGCGCCTTGCAGTCCGCCACAGCGCAATCTTCCATGTGCTCATGGAACCACGCCGCGTCCTCCGGGTTGTCGTGGTACACGTGCTCCTGGTACACGGCGTAGGCGTTCGTGTCATCCAGCTCGTGCAGGTCGCTCCGCGTCGCCGTCCGGCATCCGTGGGGGTAGATGGCCTTCCGGTACTTCACCATCAGCTCCGCCAGCTTCTTTCCGTTGGCGCTGCTGGGGTGGTACATGGACAAAAATCCCTTTACCGTGCCGTGCCCGGTGGGGCCGTTGGTGCTGCCGTTGGTGTGGGATACATAGTGCACCTTTGCGCCCCACGCGTTGCTCTCCTTGATGGCGCGGTACATATAGTCCGGGCCGTACTCGTCGCTCATGGGCGTCCGGCGTGGGCCGCGCATGATGTCAAAGCCGCAGCGCTCCAGCATGGGCTGCAAAATGTCCAGAAACTCGTTGTTCTCGAGGGTTTCATAGCACTGCTGGCCATCGGGGCGTTTATAGCAGCACTGGTTGGCCTGGTGGTACGCCGGAGACAGATAGATCTTCGGCTTCTCCGCCGGCGCGTCCTCGTCGCTTTCCTGATAATCCGGGTAGCCGAAGGTGTACGAGGACTTCACGCTGGCGTACTCCTTCTCGTACACGCCGCCGCCGTTGACCACCACGCCGCTCTGCGGGCTGGTGTTGCCCTCGATGGTGCGGAAGCCCTTGCCCACGATCTCCGTCACAATCCCCGTGTGATCGTCGCCGAAGAATACCTGTGCGCCCACCTTCGGCGTAGTGCCCAGCTGCCCCGCCGCCTTGAAGTACCGCTTCAGGTAGTACACGCCAGCGCCCAGACTGTCGTCCGGCAGGTTCTGCAGCCGCTTCGCCTCTGCTACGCCGAACGCCTGTACGTTCACCCACGCCACAAACGTGGTGCACCACGGGTACCCCTGCTTTTTCCCGTTATAAAAATGGGGGATGGCGTCAATGTCCCGTGCGTACTTCGTGAAGTTCTTGTCCCCGGCGTTGGCGGTCTTGCTGTCGAGATAGTGTGTCTCCGGCGTGTCGTTGGAAGCCTTCTCAAGATAGCCCAGCTCCTCCCGGGCTATCTTGATGACCTTACTGGCACCGTTCATACGGCTTCCTCCACCTTGTCCTTCAGCTGCTTCGTGATCTGATTAACGCCGGTCGCCGCCAGACCGCTGACGATACCCACAGCCGCGCTGGTGATGTAGTCCTGTGCGGGATAGTCGGGGATGATAAACATACCCACAACGCCCAGCACAAGGCCGCACACGCCCATGATGACCGGGATCCACTTGTCGTTCAGTCCGCTGGCCTTAACGGCCATGCCGATTAGGTAGCACACGACGGTGATCGCCGCCACACTCGCAATGCCCAAAGATGCAAAATCCATACTGTTCTTCCTTTCCGGCGTCAATGCGCCTGTCCTGTTTGTGTAAAACAAAATGGGACTGCTGCCGGTGTTCTCCACCGGCGCAGCCCCATTCGGCTTTCTGCCGCGGCCCCATTGCCGCAAGTATTTGTTTGTGCGGTTGTCTCTTACTTTGCTTCGGTCTCGCCGTACACGCTCTCGATCAGCGCACACAGCTCCGTGTACTGCTCGTCCGTGATGCGCCCCACGGCGTAAAACACGTCGCACTTCTGCTGCGCCTCCTCACGGGTCTTGTAGAACCGCTTGTTGATGAGCTTCGTCATAATGTTGTACATAGTCGTTCTCCTTTCAGTTTTTTGTTACGCTTCCTTATGCAGCCGGATGCACACGATGCCACTGCCGCCCGCGCCAGCGGTGGTTCCGCCGGATTCATTTTGGCCACCGCCTCCACCGCCAGTGTTAGCAGCTGCATTCATGTTCGCGGCATCACCTCCGCCATTACCGCCGCCGCCGTCACCACCAGCTGTAGGCGTACCAAGAATGTTTCCTGCGCCTCCTCCGCCCGCATAGAGTTTGCCGGTTGTCTCTCCAAACTCGCGCGTAGTAGTTCCTTGGCCGGTGCCTATAGGATAGGCAGTCGCGCTGGGCTGAGGGTTTGCTGCACCGCCATCACTTCCATCGCTTCCTCCTGCACCTGCAATATTGTAGGCCGACGTTACGCCGCGCCCCACACTCTGTCCGCCGCCAGAACCACCGCTGCCGCCGCAAATCAGCACTCCGTAACCCGCGGAATACACAGTTCCGCCAGAAGTCATTACAGTAGGTACTCTGCCGCCCTCGGCAGTTGAACCAAACGCGGTGGTATCACCACCATTTGTAGGCGCTGTTATGTTGGATTCGGTGGTGTTCTTCTTCCCGGATGAGCCACCGGCTCCCACAACGATTTGATATTCAGTATTCGCTCGCGGTGTGATATTCAGCAGCGTCACCGTTTTTCCGCCACCGCCTCCACCGCCGCCTCCATAATTGGTGGAGTTGCGATACCAGCCGGTGCAGCCGCCAGACCCGCCTCCAACAAGGAATGCATCAATAGCCGTTTCCTTCTTGAACGTAAGCACACCGCTTGTCAGAAATTCCACAACGCCGTCCTCAAGGCGCTCGTTGTACTGCCCCGTATAGGTAAAATCTAACCGGCCAACAGTACCCCCCCCCGCAATTAACGCTTTACCGATAATCATGCTCATCCGATAACCTCCATATCCGCCTGATAGATGGTTTCCACAGCCTCGCCCAGCTGCTGCGTCAGACTGTCTATCTCGTTGTTGGCTTCCTCCAGTGCCGTCAGCACCTCTTTGCCGTCACGGTAGAACTTGCCCTCCGTGTACGTGTCGCCCATGCCCACCGGCCTGTCACCGGTGTACACGGCGGAGGGAAAGAACTGCTCGTTCCGCTTGTCCATTTCGATGATGTTTGTAACAACACCGTTTTCAACCAATGCGTATCTCACTTAATCACGCTCCTTAATCCGAAATCTTGGTGGCGTTTGCGGTGAACCATGCGTAGAACTCCGGGGAAACTACCTGATAGCGGTTCCAGAATTTTATGGTTTTTGCTGTTGCTTGCCTCCACATGTTATGTGTAAAGTCATATACCAGTACATAATTTGTCGACAAATCACCGGAGTTATGCCCAAAGCACAGATCGGTTGTGGTAGAGAATGCTCTTGCGCCCATCACGGTATAAAAGTTGGAACCAGCATAGGCAAATGTCCCGTCATAATCGAAGTTCTCTGTAAACAAAGCGCTTGGCATGGTAAGTGTGTCATTAAACTTCCACGTTCCACTCAGCACGTTCTCAGTGGGGTCGTCTTGGTGCAGACGGATACACACGATACCTGAGCCCCCCGCAGTTCCTTTCCCGCCGGGACTGGAACTATCATAATATCCTTTCCCGCCACCTCCTCCGCCGCCGGTATTGGCCGTAGCGTCAGTTGTAGAATTACCTTTTGCGCCGCCCCCTTCACCACCAGCTCCCGAAGTTCCAATGTCTCCGTATTTTCCCGCGCCGCCGCCACCGCCGCCGGCATACAGCTTACCGGTTGCTTCGCCAAATTCTCGCGTGGTAGCGCCTTGTCCTTTTCCGGGGCTTCCGGTTGTCGGAGATCCGACACTCCCACCATCCGATCCGTTTGACCCGCCATCTCCGGCGTTCACCTGCCCGGTTGCGGCGACGCCTCCTTTTCCGCCTCCAGAACCCCCGGCGGCAACAGTTCCACCTGAAACCGTATAGCCAAAAGCCGAAGTCTCCCCTCCGGAGTTGCCACCACCGGTTCCGCCCGCGCCAATAACAACTTGGTATGCCACCCCTTTTCGCAACAAAGCGTTTACAATAGTTCTTGTGCATCCACCGCTACCTCCGGCTCCGCCGCTGTTGGATAATCCAACAGTCACACCACCGGCACCACCGCCAACCATGAATACATCCACATACGTATCCTTTTTCATCGTAAGGATACCGGTTTCCAAAAACTCCACTACACCGTCTGCGGTACGCTCATTGAATGTACCGCCCGTGTAGGTGAAATCCAGCCGATTGGCAATTCCGCCTCCCCCTGCTGTCACCGCTCTGCCTGTAATTGCCATATAAACCTCCGTTCCCGACCTCCGAAACGGAGGCCGTGTTTATTCTTTGTGTAGCCTTATGCACACGATGCCAGAGCCGCCAGCCCCTGAATAAGAAAAGCGTCCTGAATAAATTTCTGAACCTCCAGCGCCTCCACCACCCCCGCCGAGGTTATCAGTTCCATTAGAGCCTGAACCAGACCTGGGTGCACCGTTTCCTCCTCCCCCCTCTCCCCCTAAACCAACACTCCCGTAATAACTACCCGAATAACCATCCCCGCCTCCGCCAGCGCCAGAATACAGTTTGCCAGTGGCTTCGCCAAATTCTCGCGTTGTGGTGCCCTGACCAGTACCGCCTTTATCTGAGGAGGAACCTGAGGAGGACCTACCCCCATCAGCACCGTCCGAACCGCCGTTTGCCGCTTTTGCTACCCTCGCGCCAGCACCTCCTCCTGAACCTCCCGAAGTCACCGTTCCGCCAGCAGCAGTAGAGCCGAAAGCGACAGTATCTCCTCCGGGATTTGCGCTGAGACCGCCATTGTCGGGTGTGTAAGTTGCAGCGCCACCAGCACCGATAACGATAGGATACTCTGTGTTTACTCTTGGTATGATGTTCAATAGAGTTTTGGTAGTTCCCCCACTTCCGCCAATTCCACCAGCAATGGCACCAGAAGTGGCCCTCGACCCTGACCGTCCAGAAGAACCCCCTCCAACTAAAAAGGCATCAATGGCCGCTTCCTTCTTGAACTTCAGCACGCCACTTGTCAGCAACTCCACCACGCCATCTTCCAGCCGTTCGTTGTACGTTCCGGTGTACTCAAACTCTAACCGTTTAGCAGTACCCCCCCCCGCAATTTGCGATTTACCGATAATAACCATCGTTAAATTACCTCCTTCACGTCGTACACCGTCACCTGAACGATCAGGTCAGCGGTGGGCTTCTCGCCCACAGCGTAGGCGGTGAATGTCCCGTTGTTGTTGGCGATATAGATAGCGTTGGTGCCATCGTCCAGCATCTGCTGTATCGCCGTTGCGTCTGCCTGAATGTCCGCCTGACTGGTGGCCGTGCCGCCTGTGATGGTCACGCCCTGGGTGTAGGGGCTTGCGCTCCCTGTCCAGCTTGCCGCCGCCAGCGTCAGCGTCAGTTTGTCCGTTATGTCCTGCTTTTCCGGCACAGCGCCGCTCAGTTCCTCCACCTCGTTGCACAGCGCGTTCAGGTTCTCCGCGTTCAGTGCAGGCGGCGCATCGTTGTTCCATCCGGGGTTCTTGTAACCTGCCATATCGTCCCTCGCTCCTTTCGTCCGTCAATTTTTTGCTACGGTCCACAGGGCGTCGCTCTGCCGTATCAGTATCTGTGCGCCCTCCGTGCTCCCGGTCTCAGCCCACGGCACCGCGCAGACCAGCGCCTGCTGCCGCGTGTTGTCCTGCGTCTCGCAGGTGATCTCCGCATTGACGAATACTCGCATCAGTTCGCCCTTTCGGTTTTTCAGGAATAAGGTGTTCTGCGTCAGCGCCAGAGCAAACAGCGCGTCCCGCTTCGCCAGCGTGTCGCTGTACTCCGCATTGGCGCCCACCTCGCCGATATAGCCGCTCAGCTCGCCGCTTTGGTACAGCTGCGGCACCATCTGCACCGTGGGGTATCGGGTAAAGTTTTCCAGCAGCGTCGGTCGGTTGTTGTTGCTCACCGTCCCGCTCTCCACGTTCAGGCTGAACCGGAATAGCTCCTCCACCCGGTATACGTTGTCGCCGTCCTCCGTGCAGGAGAGTATCGTCCAGTCCCACAAGCACACCGTCACCGGCTGGCTGGGCAGCGCCGTGGTCGCAAAGGATCTCTCCCCCACGCCGAATACGTAGTAGGTGTACGTTCCCTGCGAGGCCGCCGCGCAGTCGATCACGCTGCGCTCCGCGTACCCTACGTCCGCCACGTGCACCAGCGCCGCTGCGCCCTCCTCTCTGCGGTATACGGCCCAGCCCGTCAGCGGCTCCTCCGCCACGATGTTGCCGCCCCGCAGGTCTGTGGCGAAGTCCGCCAGCAGCAGCGTCCTGTCGCCAAACTCCGGTGTGTACCCCGCTGCGCTCATCAGTGCCGCCACCACCGTGTCCGTCAGCTCGCCCTCCTCTATCCACAGGTAGTCGCACACCTGTGCGCCAACCAGTTTCACGTTCACCACGGTCATGTCCGCCATCACTGCGTCCGCCATGTATTTCAGCACCGAGAACTGGCTGGCCCGGGGGAATAGCCGCACCGACGGTTCCAGACTCTCCGCCGGGAATAGTCCCCGCTCATACCGCCGCCGCACATACAGTTTTCCGCCCGTCAGCGCCACCGTCAGTTCATCCTCCGGGGCAAAGGCAGCGTTCACCCGGCCTATCTCCGCGCCGCCCTGCATAGCCCGCACCGCCGTTGTGCTCACCGTCACCGCCAGCGCCTTTCCGTCCGCGCCGGTCAGGTTGAATAGCGTCGCCGGCAGCGCCTTTACCGTCCCATGCCATACGATGCTTATGGGTGTCGTCAGCGCCATCGCTTCGCCCGTCACCGTGTCCCATGTCACCGTGGATCCGGCAGGAAGGTTCAGCTCCCCGTTTCTGATGGTGTATTCGCCCTCCGCCGTGCCTGGTATGTCGTAGGCGCCCGGCCACGACACCAGCACACCGCTTTGCTTCCGCTTTACGCACGTCACCACCGCGCCGGTATAATTGCTGGCGCTGTATTGCACCGCGAACTGTACCCAGCCCGTGTCTGCCACCACGCCGTTGCTGGTCTCCACCCGGCACCGCACGGCGTATTCCTGCCCGGTGAATAAGCCGTCGTAGTAAAACGCCAGCTGTGCCGTCGCCACGTTGCCCGTGTCGTACAGCACGTCCTCCGTGTCCATTGCCGGTGCAAGCTGCCACCGCGCCCAAATAATGGGGTCGCCCTGCGCCTGCGCATAGCTGGCCGTCCACGTCATCTCCTTCGCCGCCACCGGCTTCGTAAAGTCGTTGATGGTCAGCACCGGTGCGCTCCGGCACACGAATACCGATGCGCTCTGCTGCGTCACGCTGTCCGCGTCTGTCCACCACTGGGTGATGAGCAGCTTGTAGCTGTTTCCGTTGGTGATGCCCGCCGCAGCCAGCGCCGCCGCCGTGATCGTGTAGCTGAAAAACACCACATCGCCCTTGGCGTTTCGCCCGTAAAAGGGGCAGTTGTCCGTCCGTTTTCCCGAGTCGTACAGCTGTGCGCTCTCCGCCGTGTTGGCCAGAATTTTTATCTCAAACGCCGTCATGGCGTTCTGTCCGTCCACCTGCCAGGTCACGGTCATGTTTTGGCTTGCGTCCACCGTGCCGTTGCCCAGCGCTCCCAGCGTGGAGGGCGTGATATTTGTTGGCATGAAAAGTGCCATATCGTCCTTCCCTCCTTCCGTTTATGTCTTTGTCTCCGTTTTCAGCGGCCACACCGTCACCGTCGCCACCGGGAAATCCGCCACGCTGGTGGCGGATATGGTCATCTGCCCATCTCCTGTCAGCGGGCGGGAAAAGCCTGTCACCAGGTGCCGTTCCGTGGGGCTTCCCTGCTTATCCCGGCGCACCAGCGTCACAAGCTCGTTCTCCTTAATGTGAAAGATTTGCCCGCAGCTGATGTCCACGCTCTTCTGCAGCACCGTGGACCGCTTCAGCTCCCACTCTGCCCTGTCCCGGCACATGGTCTCCGTTGCGTAGCCGTCCTCCTCTGTCCACACCGTCTTGCGGCCTATCAGCTGCACGTTGGTGTCGCTCATGGGGTCGTTGTTGGTGGCTCTCGCCCCCGGCTGGCTGTTGTCGTCCAGCGCCGCCCCCAGCACGATGTAGTCGTTGTATACCTCGGTGTTTTGCGCCGTGTACGTCATGCCCAGCAGCGTCGCCTCCCCCATCGAGAAGGCGTAACTGACGGGCTTTTCACTGTCCAGCAGGTCGTCCTGGCTTGGGTCTATCCGCAGCCGTCCCGTGGCGTCGTAGCCGATCCATGCGTTCAGCATCTCCGCAAAGCCCAGTATCACCTCCGCGTATGTGCCGCTTCCCGGATCCACCTCCAACGTGTACGGCGCGTCCACCAGGTTTACTTCCGTGCCGTCCGTCAGCTTCTGCTTCTTGCCGTTGTAATACTCCGTGTACACAGGGGGGATGGGGTCTACCTTCCGCCCGTTTCCCTTGTCGTCCTGCAGCAGGGCGTTGATCTGCTGAAAGATGTTCACGTTCAGTTTTCCCTTATAGGTGCCCTCCAGTTTTCCCCACAGCGTCCCGTCCAGATTGGCCCACTTGTCCACCAGCTCGTACTGCATCAGCCGCCGTCCCGACTCCACTATTTCCTGCGGACTCTGTATCAGGAAAACGCCCTGCTGTATGTAGTAGTCCTCGCCGTTTGGCAGCACCAGCCCCTCGTCCAGCGCGATCTCCTGCCCGAACCACAGGTGGTTTACGTTGTAGTCGAACGCGCCGGCCACGTTCCCCAGCGTCACGCTGGCCGTTCGCCTCACGCCGTTCTGCAAATTTACCGTCAGCGCACCGTCGGCAACAAAGGCGCCGCTGTACTTATTTCGCGGGTTATTGTCCACGAAGAACGCCGTGCTCCCGTCCGGGTTCAGAAAGCGCAGCCGGCACAGTTTTTGGAACCGTCCTTTCAGCGCTCTCAGGTACGCCAGATATTTTTCCTGCTCCGTCATGGCACGTGCCCTCCGTTCAGCTGCGCTTACGCTTCTTCCTGTCCTCCGCCGCCGTCAGCGCGTCGCACTCCTCGTCCGTGGCCGCCCTGATCTTTCGTATGTCCGGGTTTCCCTTGCGGTACTGGCTCTCGCGGGTGATGTAGTACCGTCCCGTGATGCCCGTTATCGGTATCTCTCTGCCGCTTTTCATCACCAGGATGTGCCGCGTCTTTTTCGCCATAGTCCAGCCGTCCTTTCTCACATATTCCGTCCGTCCGCGTACATGAAAACCATGTGGTTCCCAGCGTTCTTCCCCTCGCCGAATACCAGCACCACCACCTGCGCTCCCACCGGCGCTTGTGCCATCGTGCTCACATAGGGGAGAAAACTCTCCGTTTCGTCAAAGGGTCGTTTTACGCCAATTTTCCCGTCTGCCGCCGCGGTCGTCACCTGCGCCCGGTACTGCCGTACCATATCCGTCTGCGTCTCCCGCACCCGCCGCACATAAAAGTTGTTCCACAACCGCTTTGCCAGCTCCGCCAGCGTCTTTGCGTTCTCGTCCATGCTCTTATCCTCCGTAGGGCTTCACGTTGTGCGCCATCCGGCACATCTGCGCCACCGTCAGGTGCTCCGCCTGCTGCTCCGTCAGCGTGATGCCCTTCACGTTATAGGTGGGCCCGCTGTGGTCGCTGTAGCTGCGGTTATCGCTGCTTCCCGCCACGCTGCGGCTCACCGGCGTCTCGCCGTACAATCCGCCCAGCTCGTTCACCCTGGCCCGGAACCGCGCATCCGCCGACGGCTTCAGCATCTTCGCCGTCACGTCGGGCGGAAGCACCATCTCGTCGTCCACCGTGGCCTTTATGCCGCCCATCCCGTGCAGCACGCCGCCGCTGTCGTACTTTTTCTTCCGTCCCCCGCTGACGGCGCCGATAATGCTTCCCGACACAACGCTCGTCCGGTTTGACTTTCCACTGTTCGGCAAAGAAATGTTGTTCTTGCCCATGCTGATGGCATCCGAAAGGTTCCCCGTCGGTTTATTGGATACGCTGGCTTTCTCAGACTTGGTGGATTTCCGCACGCCTGTCAGGTTGCCGACCTTTACCTCTGTGTATCCCGACGCATTGCCGGTCGCGTTCCGTTTGACCTCTACCGGCGTACCGCCCGCCGTGATCGTCACGCCTGCCGCAGCCGCCTTTGCCGCCAGCACCCCGTTGGCCCATTCCCACCAGTTCTGCACGCTCTGATCCAGCAGGACTTCCTCTTGAGCCACCGTTTCACCCAGCGCGTTGATGTATTCCTCCAGTGCGTCAATTTTCAGCTGGTACGCCGCCTCAATGGCCTTTTTCCTCGCCTCCAATTCCTCGATGGCGAGGTCCAGCTCCATCTCCCGCTCATAGTCCCGCAGGTCCTTCTTCGCGTCCGCAAGGTCCTCCTCGGCCTGCTTCACCTTCTCCGGGTCCGCGATCCACTCCCACTGCCCGGACTCGGCGTTGTACATCCGCACCGTGCGCTCGTTTCGGGCGTTCAGCAGCGCGTCCTGCTTCCGCATGACCTCCAGCCGCAGCTCCTCCAGCTTCTCGGCCCGGTCTATCTCCTCGTTCTGCTTCTTCAGCGCATCGATCTGCGCGTCTATGGCCGCCAGCTCCGCGTCCCGCTGCTTTTCCAGCGCGTCGATCTCGTCCTGATACTTCTTTTTCGCCGCGCTGCTGCCGGATGACCCTCCTCCGCTGTATCCGCCTGTGTTTCCGGTGGTGTTGTTCCATCCGCCGCTGGGCGCCGTGCCCGTCAGTTTTCCCCACGCCTTGTTCGTCAGGTAGGATTGGGCTTCCTCCAGCGTCTTGAACTTTTTGTTGGCGACCAGCACCATTGACTGCTGGTAGATCCGTCCAGCGTTTAGCAGGTTGCCGTATGCCTGGGTGGTATATCCGATGGTGGCCGCCAGCGTCCGCAGCGCACTGATCTGCTGGCTGAAATTCAGCTTTGTGTTGCTGGACGTGATCTGTGCCGCCACCAGGTCGTACAACGCTTTACCTGTATACCCTGCCTGCTGCGCCTCGGAGATCAGTTTGTTTACGTAGTCCTGCGTGGCCTTTTGCGTCACGCCCAGGATCTCCTGCACCCTGTCATAGGCAGCCACCAACTGCCGCTGTTCCTCCGATACCGCAAAGCCATAGTTGATCGCCTTGCGTATCGTTTCTACTTCTTCCTCGCGGCCCTCCTGCAGCTTCGACAGGGAGTAGTAATACTCCTCCTGCGTCTTGATGCCCGCCTCCATCTGGTCCTGCACCAGTTTCAGCGATGCCTTGTACCGCGCCAGCGATTCCACATCCGTCTGCACCATCTGTATGGGGGTAACGCCCATTCCGTTGCCCACACTGTCGCCGCCGCCAACGTATACCTCGGCTCCGGTGCCGTGCAGCTCGTTCCATGCGTCCCACGCCTCAGACTCTGCGTCCCGTACCGCCTTCTCCTGCTCCTCGCGGATCGCCCGCAGCACCTCCAGCCGCTTTTCCTCCGCCTCCGTCAGCTCTCCGGTCTTGCTTATGAGCGTGTCGTACTCGTCCTCGGTTTCGCCCAGCGCACTCTGTGCCGTTTCAACCCCCACCAGTGCCTTTTCATAGGCTCGCGCCTTTTCCGTGCTCAGGCTGATCGCCACGGCCAGCGCCGCAAAGATCGCCGCGCCCACACCCAGCTTCGGCAGCATTGCCAGCAGGCCCTTCATCTGCCCGGAAAGCTGCGTGATCGCCATAGCGTTGCCGCCTATGGCGGAGGTCAGCGTTCCGAAGAATGTTCCCACGCCGCTGTTCATCAGCGCCGTAAAGCCCTTGTTCGCCAGCGTCAGCACACCCACCAGCAGCCCCAGCTGTATCACCAGTCGTCCGGTGTCGCTGTCCAAAAACTCCACCAGCGCGATCACCTGGTCCAGCGCACCCTTTATGGTGTCCGTCTCCACCAGGTGGCTGATGAACTCCGTCCACTTGTTGTGCAGTATCTCGGTCTTGCGGGTCCAGCTGTCCAGCGCGTTTTCCACTTCCTTGTCCGCGCTGCCCACCGCGTCGGCATAGTCACCCAGCATGGACTCGTACATATCCCAGTTCTGGATCAGCGCCAGCAGCTGCGAGGTACGCAGCTTTCCGCCGATGTCGCTGACCATCTCCATCAGCTGCTGCTCAGTCAGCAGCCCGTCCTTCATGCTCTTGGACAGACCGGCAATGGCCTTCATGGGGTTTATCACGCTGCCCGTGGCCTGCGCCGCGTCGTAGGCGTCCTTGGCATAGAGCTTGATGACATCCCGCAATCCGGCGATCTCGCCGGTGGTCCACGTCACGCCCTCGTCAATTTCCGTCTTGGTATCGCCGATGATATTCAGGAAAAGCGCCCGCAGCGCGGTAGCGGCCTCTGTGCCGGACCGCTGCGTCACAGCGGTGATCGTGCCGATAGCCGCCGTCAGTTCATCTGCGCCCACATGGGCCTGCGCCGCAATAGGCGCCACCTTGCCCAAGCCTTCGGCAATTTTTTCTATTGACGTTGCGTAATTGTTATCAATTTCATTTGCTCCATCGAGAACCTTCGTCAGCTGCTCGATGCTGCCCTGATACTTGTACGCCGCGTCCATAGAGAGCAAAAACTGCTGTGCAGTCTCTGCGTCCGTGTCGCCCACGATCTGCGTCTTGGTGGCCAGCTCCGCCAGCGCGGAAGCCTGCTCGCCGTAGCCTGCGCGGCTGAAGTTTGCCACGCTGTTCAGGTACTCGTTCGCCGCCACGCCGTAGGCGCTTGCGGTGTCGTATGCCTGCTTCTCGATCCTGTTCAGTTCCTCCGTGGTCGCGCCGGTGACTTTGCGTATCGTCACCATCTCGTCGTCCACGTCCTTCATGGTCTCCAGCGCTTCCGTGAAGCTGCGCTTTAACCCGGCAATGGCGTTGCCCATCACCTGCCACAGCGCCATCTTTCCGGCCACGCGCACAAAGCTGTCGCCCATCAGGTCGGCAAAGCCGCTGCTCTCCTTGGCCGCCGTCCCCACGCTCCTGACCGACTGCGCCGCCTTTTTCGTGCTCTGCTGCACCTTCCCGCTGGCGTCCAAATATGCTTTTTCAAATACCGCCGCGCTCTCCTTGGCGCTCTTGCCGCTCAGTCCGCTTACGCCGGTCAGGTCCTCTATGCGGCTCTGCATGGCGGTCGGCGCGTAGGTGCTGCTCTGCTGCGCCGCATAGGCGCGGTAGGCATCCTTGGCCGCCCGCACCTGTGCCGCCGCCCTCTCCGCCGCTTTGGCCTGCGCCGTAAAGTTCTGCGTCACCTTCTTGCTGGTGATCTCCATCTCGCCGCTCTGCATATTCAGCGATTTGGACACCTGCACCACTTCGCCCACCTGGCGGCTGTAGTCCGCCACGGACCGGCGCAGCTCGCCCTCCGGGCTGAAGGTCTCCGTCAGCTTCTGCAAACTCTGCCGTGTGGCGTTTATCTGTACATCGGCGTTCTGCGTATTCACGCCCAAAGTCACCGGGCTGCTCTGCAGCTTCGCTATCTCTCCCTTGAGCTGCGAAAAATCAGGTACAGCCGTTACTTTGAAAATCGCCATACGCTACCTCCAATCGTCCTCTTCCCGTATCATCCCGGTATCTTCCGCCAGCTCCAGCGTGGGGTCCGCTCCGTTCATGGCCCGCACCAGTGTTTCTTCCGCCCTGCCGTCCAGCATCTCCTCCACGAAGTTGCGGAAAAAGGGTCTGTTCTTTGGCCGTCTGCCCCAGTTGTACGCAGGGTCGTTTTTCTCGATCCGGTTCACCAGGTCGTCCCCGTCCACATGGGGGTTTATGGGTTCTCCGTTGCCGTCCGTTGCGCCGCTGGGGTGATACAGCAGCGTCAGGTTCATGCCGCCGTCCCGCTCATCCGAATACACCGTGGCGCTGGCGTTCATGTCCGCCAATCCCTTCGTGCCGCGCCGGCGCACATACTCCTCCGGCACCAGCTTGTCGTATACGTCCTCTACCACGTGCTCCCGCAAGCACTGCCGCATTTCCTCCGCCAGTGCTGGGCGCGATGCGCGAAAGGCATCCTTTACCTGCTTTTCCAGCGCAGCCATGTCCTGCTCAAACCCGCTGAACTGCCCCACCAGCTTCGCCATGTCCCGCGCCTCCCCTCTCTCACATACGCCAATGCGCTGTCTTGCTTCAGCACACTCGCGTCTGCCCCCTCCCCCGCCTTTCGGCAGGGGAGGGGATTTTTGTTGTCGTCAGGCGTCCTTCACGCTCACAGCGCACTGGTCGGTAAACGTGGTGCCTTCGTACACGAAGGTCACGTTAAGATCTGCGTCACCAGCTACGCTTCCTGCGGAGATCAGTCCGCTTGCGCTCACGGTGGTGCCGCCGGGTGCGCCGGTCAGGCTGTAGGAGCACTTGGCAGGATCCAGCACCGCCAGCTGGCCGTTCTCCAGCACTGCCTGGGGCTTCACCTGCGCCGTGCCGCTGACGGGGACGTTGATAACGCCGCCGATGGCGGTCACGATGCCCGTCACTACCTCGGCGCCGTTGTCCGGCACGTACACGTACCAGCCCAGGGTGCCGCCGGCGCAGTCCTCGCACTTGTCGGAGACCACACTCTCGTCCGTGCTCAGTGCGCGGCCCACGATCTGCGTGGTGTCGTAGTTGCTCTGGCTGCCGGTCACGGTGGCGGTGTCCGCCTGCAGCTTCAGCGGTACGTTGATGTACAGCCAGCCCTGACGGGTTCCCTCGTTGGTCTTGGCGTTTACGTTGCCGTACACCGCCAGCTGGGCGGTGAAAAGGCCCACCTTGCCGTTCATGCCGGTAGTCAGCTTGCCGCACATGGCGCTGAGCTTGTTCACGAAGTACCACACCTTGTACTCGGTGCCGCTCACCGCGGTAAAGCCGCTGATGGTGCCGTCCGCCGCGATCTCATAGGCGATGCCGCCCTGCTGGATGCCGGAAGCCTTCTTGGTCTCCTGCACATAGGCGTAGGGCTTTGCCATCGCATACTGTGCCACAGGGGCGCCGTCGGTCACGTCCACCTTCAGCGCGGTGCTGTTCGCCGTCACCACCTGGCACACCGGGGCCACAGCGTTGTAGGTCACAGCGCCGCCCACGCCCGCCATCTTCGTCCGCAGGTCGAAGTTGGCCTGGGTGAAGTTCACCTGGATGTCCGGGTCGCTCTCGATGATGGTGGCAATGCCGTTGTTCAGTCCGGCACGCAGGGGATCGCTGTTCACGGTCACGGTTATGTTGCCTTCCTGGAACTTGTTGCTGCTCAGCAGGACCTGACCCGTTTCCATGTCGGCGAACTGCGCGGCGCAGATGCCGCGGGTATACAGTCTCGGATCGGTAAAAGTAATCATTCCGCTTTCACTCCTTTTTGATATAAAAAATGGAGGCAAAGCCCCGGTTTCCCGTTGGCTTCGCCCCACTTGGCGTTCCGCCCTGCCCGCTTGCAGGGCCTATTCCCTTCTCTATGCCTGTCCCATGCCACGTGTCGCTTCCTCCACGGGCCGCAGTGCCGTGTTGCCGTCGCTCACCCGGTCATAAAACAGACTCGGCCACGGGTTGCCCCGTTTCCACTGTGTTCCTCTCGCCTCCGCGATGGTGCAGGTCATGTACCCCAATATCCGCTGCCACGTTTTTGCTTTTGTCTGCAGCTTCAGCAGTGGCCACGACTCTATTTCCGTCTCCTCCGCGTGTTCCAGCGCGGCCACCGTCGCCACCCGTTCCCACGCATCTCCGCTCAGTTTTGCGCCGCCGTTCATCTCCGCCAGCTCTCGCTGCGCTTCCACCAGCTCCGGGTTAGCCTCCGGCGGCGTCAGCTCAATTCCGTTCTGTGCGGCGATGATCTCCCGCAGGTACTGGAACTGCACCGGCGTAATGCGCCACAGCTCCTCTCCGTGTAGCACGAACTCCACCGCCGTCAACCGGCTGGGGTCTTTCGTGTCCACCTTGCAGCGAAACGCCTTCAAGCGCTCGTCCAACGGCTTTCCTCTCCCCAGCCGCAGGGAGAGCGCCAGCATCAAAAGCGCCCTTGACAGCAGCCCCACTGTCTCCTCTCCGCGCCCCATCGCGTCGTACTCCATCTTGTAGTAGGCCGCCAGCAGCGGCATCACAGCATACGCCACAGGGAGGCTCTGCTGCACGATGTCAATGCCCGGTCGCGCCAACTCGAATGTCTCCATCTCCTCCACAAGGATGGGGTACAGCGTCAGTCCCTCCGCCTGTACTTCCTCGTACCTGCGGCAGGCCCTTTCTATGCTCTGTGAGATCGCCATATAAACTCTTTTCCTCCCTCACGAAACACCTTGTTGATTATGCAGTTTTCTTATAAGCTGATTCCCGCCTGAACCAGCAGCGCCGTCACCGCGCCGCCCAGTACCAGCCATACCAGCTTCTCCACCACGTCGTTCCACCGCTTCGCCGGCAGGTTCGTCAGCGTCTTTACGTCCTTTTTGACCTCCGACAGGTCATCTCGCATATCCTTCTGTTCCCGGGTCATCAGCGCCACCGAGGTCGCCAGTTCCTTCAGGGCTTTCTGCTCCTCTGCCAGCTCGTTTATGCGGTGCGTGTTGCTTTTGCTCCGCTGCTCCACCTCCGTCAGCCGGTGGTCAAAAGTCACTTCATCCATCTGCGCCGCCCTCCGTTCTCTCAGAATGTAGTCACGACGCTTTCTTCGTCGCTGTCCGCCCACGCAAGGCTCATGTGCACGCGCCGCCCCACGTTCATCCCTTGGTCGTATATGGCGTGGGAACCGTTGTCTGCGTGCGCTCCTCTGTCAAAGGTCATCACCCCAGCCCCGCCTATGTTTACGCCGTTCAGTGCTTCAATGATGCACTGCTCCATGTCATAGCTGCGGGAGTAGTCATCCGTCCGCGTGGTGGTCTCGTGTCCGTAGTTGCACAGAATGTCGAAGTATACCCCCACTGCTGCCGTAAACGGCGTCTTGGGTATCACCCTGCCAATGTACACCTTTACCACCGTCTGGGCCATGCTCTGCGCCTGTCCCCAGTATTCCAGTGGGAATAGTCTGTACCCCTTGGGGTGCTTTGCCTTCTGCTCCTCCGTGTCCACCGCCGGCGCCTCGCCGTCGAATACGATGCTCAGCTTTTCCTCCGCCGTGGGCAGCGGCTGTGCCAGCGGGTTCGCCCCGTCATAGCAGATGTACTTCATCAGCCGTACCCTGGGCCGGGCGTTGTCGTCCACGGGCGTGTACCCGTTCCTGTCCGGCAGGTCCAGCAGGTAGTTCACGATCTTTTTCGGTATCTTCTCCGCACCCTTAAAGGTGCCGTAACCGGTTTCCACACGTTCAAATGGATAGTAGGGGCTGTCGAAATCTGTGTTCACGCCCTCACCCCGCTTTCCGTTTTCCTAATTGTTTCACATGAAACATTGTATTTTTCGTTGCGTTTTTGATATTTTTGCAACTTTTACTTTCGTTGCGTTTTGAATATTATTTTGTTTCCTTTTGCACCTGCTCCGCCAGCGCCACCAGTTCCTTCATGCTCTCCGGCGTCATGGCCGCCGCGCTGCTCATGGCCATCCGCGCCACCACATCGTTCATCACCGCCAGATTGGCGTTGATCTCCGTGTTCAGCATCTTCTCCAGGTCCCGGTAATCCGCCAGCAGGTCATACGCCTTGTCCCGCAGGGCATCGCTCTGCTTCTTCATCCGGTCTATCTGGTTGACCAGCTGCACCCCGCCCACCAGATCGTAGTCGTCGGCGCTCATCAGCCACTTGTCCTCCTCGCAGCCGTCGAAGTCCAGCCGCAGATACGCCCGTGCCAGTATGCCCATCAGGTAGCGCCGTTTCCGCTGTCCGTTCTCCCGGTACATGGGCGGCACATCGCCCCGGAAGCGCTCCCCGGTATCCACCACCACCCGGTCGATGCACCTCTCCGCGCAGTGGCTCACGATGGCTGCCTTCTCCATCAGCGGCACATAAGCGTTGGCCTTGGCGAATACCTCCTTCATGGTAATGGGCTTGCGCTCTTTAATGCTGTTTTCCATTTCTCCTGCTCCTTTCAGATTCATAATGGAAATTCCCTCACGTATTTACTTTTCCCCCCTGCAGCGCAGTGAGCAGTTCCGCCACTGCGCCGCGTTTTCGTACCGTCCGCTGTCCGGGCAGTGGTACTGGTAGCAGCAGAAGTCGTGCTCTCCCGTCTGCTTCCTGCACCGTATGATGATCTCCCCTACCTTCCGGTAGGCGTGCTCACATATCGGCTTTGCCATCGTTCTTACCACCCCTCCAGTGTGATGTCCGTGCTCACGCTCTTGCCCTTACAGGCAGCCGTCACCGTCAAAGGCTTTACGCTCCCGCCCCAGCAGTACACGGTGGCGGTGCTGCCGTCCACCTCTGCGGTGTAGCTGTCCTCCGCCGCCCCGGTGAAGGTCCATTCCACCGCGTCTCCGGTCTCCGCGCCGTTCTCGGTGTATATGGCCGTCAGCACGGTCTTGCCGTAGGCTTCCAGTCTTTCCACCGGATCCGTCCGCCAGTGTACGCCGCTTACGCTCTCTGCCACCGTCACGGCATAGGTGCCGTAGTGCTCCTCGTTCTGCACCAGCACCGCCGTGATGGTGCACGCTCCCTCGCCCACCGCCGTCACGTTTCCCGTGGGGTCCACCCGGCATACGCTCTCGTCGCTGCTGTACCACAGATAGCGGGTGGGGTGTTCTGCGTCTCCGTCCGCCGCCTCTCCGTTTCGCAGGGATGCGGCGGTAAACTTTGCCTTTTCTCCCGTGCTCATGGCCGCCCTGCCGCTCACGTTCACCTCCCAGGTGAAGGGATAGGCGTTGGCCACCCGGTGAACCAGATCGTCCTTCTCTTTATCCGGCTCCGTCATCCGCGCCGTAAACCGCAGCAGCCGGCAGCTCTCGTCGTCCCCGGTGAACTCCTGCGCCACGTCCGCGTAGCCGGTGATCTGATACGCCATCCGCCCCAGGATCAGGCGGCTGTTCACATCCAGGTTTTCCGTTTCGCCGTTGCGCTGTATGGTAATGTTGAAGTACCCCTGCATGATGAGCATGGTCTCCTGAAAGTCGTTGGCGTTGGCGTTCAGCTTTACGTTTTCCACCACCATCGGTTCCTTCAGCACGTTGCCGTACCAATCCAGATGGTTCCATGTGGCGTTGCACCGCCTTATGATGCCCCCGCCCACGGCAGAGGATATGTTGGCCGGGTTCGTCACCAGCCATGTGGAGCCCATTGTCTCCATTTTTGCGCCCTCCGGCACATATTCGATGCGCCGGTCTACAAACAGGACTTCCTTATAGTTGTCTATGGGCCGGTCTATGGCGTTGCCCTTCTTCCGCGCATCGGCAAGGCGTACCAGCTGTTCGCTCCACTCGTAGAAGTTGTTGGGGTCGCTGTCCAGCCCCTGCACCCGGCACGCGGTGTAGTCGCTGGCGTATTTGCCGTATGCCTGCACGAATCGCGCCGTAGGGTCTCCAAAGTAGGGGTTGCGCCTGTCGTTGTACTGTGCGGGGCGGTTGGTGGTTGCCTGCGGTCTCTCCGCCATTGCGGCGATATTGCCAAGATTGTTCTTTACGTCCGCCATCGCCCGTCACCTCCCCGTTTTACAGGAACTGGTATCGTCCGTACCCGCCCCGGCCTCTCTGCACCGTGTTCAGGAACGTACAGTCCTGCTCATACTTGTGCATCTCGTCCATCAGCCTTGCCCGGTTCTTCTCCTGCTTCGCGGCGCCCTCCTTCATATAGGTGCCCTCGTTTACCGTGTCAAAGCTCGCGTCCTTTATCTTCATTTGGTCGTTCAGCCAGTTGCGGAAAAACCTCTCGTCCCATACGCTTGCCACGCACAGCCCAAGTATCCGCTTCTGCTCCATTGTCAGCTCGTGACCAAATTCACCGTCTGTGTAAAAGTCCAGCGTGTAGTTTATTCCCGCCATGTCCTGCATAGGGAACGTCACCACACCTGTTTCGGCGTTGTAGCTCGCCCCGGTGTACGGCACCGCCGTCATGCCGCCCGTCACATCCTGCTCCACAATGGCGCAGGAAAATAGCTCGTAGCCCACCATTCCGGTGTCCACTTCCGTTTCTCCCACCAGGCTGTCCTCACTGCTGGTCCAGTAGTAGTCGCCGTAGCTGGGCTGTACCAACCCCTCACCCAGATACGCTCTCATCTGCACCGGCAGGGAGAATAGGGGGATGGCGTTCACCATATACAGGCTCATCCTCCGCAGGAACGCCGCCGGGTCGTTGGCTGCCTCCTCCTGCAAGCGCACGTCGTCGATGGCCACCATCGCGTGGTTCGATATGACCTCGCTCCACTTCGTCCCCATGTTCTCCCCTCCTTTCTCTTTCTTGCTTTGCCGTCCGCATCCGCTGGTCTGCGGAGGGCGGCAGCGTCACCGCCGACCTCCGCTTTTTTATCCAAAGGGGTCTATTTTGGCCTCGTTTACTTAGTGTCCTTCTCGTTCATGTCCTCGATAATGGTGATGAAGTCGCCCTTCTCGTGCCCCTTGCGCTTGCTCAGCGCGTTCAGCTTCACCGTGCGCTCCCGCGTCACATACCGGCTGCCCTGTCGGTAGGCGTCGGCGTACATCTGCGCCGCCATCACCTTGTGTCCCTCGCACAGCGCCGGGTAGATGTTCAGCAGCTCGTCGCCCAGCTCCACCAGCTTGGCAAAGGCTCTCTTGTCCAGTACCTCACCCGGCTTGTAGTCCACGCCCAGCGCCTCGCGCTCCTCGTCCGTCAGTCCGCTTACCACCAGCAGCCACCGCTGCGCCATGAACCGGCGGTTCATCTCCGTCAATATGCGGCTCATATCCGGCTTCGGCACGTAAAAGCTGCCCGTCTTGCCCACGATGTTGCCGTACATTCCGCCGTCGCCGAACTGCACCACGTTGTCGTCCGCCACCGGCGCCATCCACAGGAAATGTACCTGCTCTGCGCTGGTGCTCACCTGCACGATCTGCGGCGCGGCCTGCTGGGGGATGTTCTTCAGCGCTTCCGCCACCGCCTTGGCCGCCGCCTCCTGCATCATTTGCTGCACCTGCTCGGCGGTGTACATAACCGGCGCGGCGGGCACTTCCGCGGAATCAGCCGCGTCCTGCACATTCTCCTGCGCCGCCGCTTTCGCGGTGCTGATTTCGTCAGGAGTGTCCGTGCTCTGCTGAGCCGCCAGCATCACCTGGTCGTCCTCGCTCTCCTCCGCCGCGATCTGCGCGGCCAGTCTGTTTCCGCTTTTCTTCTGCTTACCCATGCTTTCTGCTCCTTTCAGATTCCTTTCATGGTCTGTTTCTATCTGCCGCAATGCGTCAAGGCTCCCACCGCTGCCCCGTTTACACGTCGGCGCATTGCATACCCGCGGCTTCGCCGCACAGCCTTATGGCGGAAACGGCAGGGCTTGAACCTGCGCCCCTCTGATTAACAGTCAGATGCTCTGCCAACTGAGCTACATTTCCGTATGGTGCTTTCGCCCCCATAAACTCCCTTTCGGGCGAAAACGATCCAACGTTTTCATCTGGCACGGACGCGAGGACTCGAACCCCGAACTGCGGTTTTGGAGACCGCCGTTTTCCCGGTTAAACTAAATCCGCATATTCGGGGAGGGGCTTTCGCCCCTTCCCTGGTGTGGGTCTCCTTACACGGTGAAGTGCGCGATCTTGGACGCGAACGTGGCCACAGAGTCCAGAGCGATGGTCAGGTTCAGGCCGATCTCGAAGTCACCGGTGCGGGTGGGATCCATCTCAATAGAGATGGGCGTTCCGCTGGTGTAGCCGATGGTCAGCGGCTTTCTGCCGTTGCCGGCCAGCATCCAGATGTCGTTCTCGCTGAGCATAGTCTCCACGGTGGTGTTCTGGGTGCCGGGGATGATAACGTCCCGCATGGGCATCAGGCGCACCGCCATAAACTGGCCCAGGTAGCCGGCCTTGGTGTAGTCGGCGCCCAGCAGCGTGGCGATAGCAGCGTCCATGTTCACGTTGGTGGATCCGGTCACGGTGTTGGGCAGCACCTTGCTCAGGGCCACGGTGCCGCCGGTGGCAAACACGTCGGAGATGGTGGTGTTGTTCAGCGCGGCGATCTTGTTGGCGCCCTTCACCCAGTTCTGGTTGTTGAAGGTGAAGTTCAGGTTGGTGGGGATCAGGCTGGTGTCCTCCGTGGCGGTGGTCATGGCCTCATTCCACATACCCATGGTCTTGGCGTACATACCCGCCACCATGTTGGCGAAGAAAACGCCGAAGTCCATGTTCGTGCCAACCAGCTGCATCCACTTGGCAGTGATCCAGCAGCTCTTGGGGGTGGGGTTCAGCGTGTAATCGCGGGAATAGAAGCGGTTACGCGGCACGCTGCGGCTGGCGCCCCAGCTGGAGTCCTGGAAAACGGGGATGTCGTTGCTGCCGATGCTCACGGCGTAGGTCTGGCCCAGCTCGATCTCCACGGTCTCGGCGAAGTCGCTCAGCGCCTCAGAGTACACGGCGGGCAGAATGGGGATGATGACCTCCTGCCAGATGCCCTGCAGCACGGCGTAGAACCGGGCGTTGCCGTAATACTCACCGCCGTTGCGCTTGAACTCCTCCCAGCTTTCGGGGGCCTTCTTGCCGGTGCTGGCGCAGGCCAGCTTGGCGGCGTACAGCAGGCTCTCCCGCTGGAACTGCTCGTTCAGCTGCTTGTAGCCCCGGTCGTTCATGGTGCGCTGCACGGTGGTGTTCTGTCCTTTGGCGCTCAGAATGGCCATCTTGCCCTTCAGGGCGTGTTCATAAAACAGCACGCGGCCCTTGGCCACGATGTCCTCGCGCTGGTCGTTTCCGTTGATGGCGAAAACCTCGTTGGAAACGCTGTTCAGGTTCAGCTTTGCCATTTCTTACTCACTCTCCTCTCTTGTCACGCGGTCACGGTGCTGACCTTGCAGGCCCACACGTCGTAGTACACGAAGCTCTGCCCGGCGCCCTCGGTGAATTTGCCGGTGCCCTTCAGTTTGAAGTAGATGGCGCCGGTAGTAGTGGGGGCGGCAGCAGCGGGCACCAGCAGACCGTTGGCGATGGTGAAGATGGTGTTCGCGCCGATGGCGGCGCTCAGGTTGCCCTCGCCAAAGCGGTAGGCGTGCTTGCCGTCAAACACGATCTCGGTGAAGGTGCCGTCCCGGCCCGCAGGAACGCCCAGCCCCAGCGTGGCGGTGCCCACGGCGTAGTTGTTGCCGTTGCGCCCGCCCAGCATGGGCCAGTCGTAGGTATTGCAGGCGTACACGCCGGTATCGGCGTTGGCGGCAGCGCCCGCAGCGTTCATGTAAAAGGCGTTCTCGTTCTTAACGCCCTTGAAGCCCGCACAGGGCAGCTGCTCGCCGCGCACCACCAGCAGACCCGCGGAGCAGTCCGCATCCGCATCGGACACCTGATAGCGTCCCGTGATGTTGCACAGTTCGTTGAACTCGTTGTTGGTGATCCGCGGCTCAAACGCGGTTTTCTCAATGTATGCCATGTTTGTTCACTCTCCTTTTCGTTTTACTTGCCGGCATCGATGCCCCACTTGTTCAGCAGAGCGTCCACACCCTCGCTTCCCTCACCGCTGTTGCCGGCGATGTGCTCCCAGGCATAGGTGGTCTTGCGCTTCTGTGCGCTGCGCTTGTCGCTCTCCATCACGGCCTCGCCGCACACGGCCAGCACCGCCTCGCGCACCAGCTTCTCTCCCAGCCACGCGCCATCCTTGTCGCAGCTGTTGGCGTACAGTCCGGCCTCGATGTTCTCGTTCACGGCCTTGATGGCGTCCTCCGCCACCTTTTCCTCGCGGTTGGCGTTGAAGGCGTCCAGCGTTGCCTTGGCGGAAGCCTTGCAGGCACTCAGCCGGCGCTTACTCTCCGCCTCCTGCATGGCGCTGATCTGCTTGTTGGCGGCTTCCAGCTTGGCGTTCAGGCTCTTCACATCACCGTCGGTCTCCTTCACGGAAGCCACGGCGTAGTCCACCACGTCCGCCACATCGGCGTTCAGCTCCACCTCTCCCACGCTCAGCACGATGTGCGCTGCGCAGGGCATGATCTTGCTGGCGATCACCTCTCCGTTGTCGTCAGCGTTAAAGGTGTAGCCGAAAAGATTGCCGGAAGCGTCCAGCAGTGCCACGTTCAGCCCGTCCTCGCTCATGGAGAGCACCTTGTGGTTGGGGAACTTGGTCTGCATCTGCTCCATCGCTCTCTTGTTCATGTTGCTTTTCACTCCTTTTTTTGTGTTTTTGTCGGGTTCCTTGCCGTCGCTGCCCTCTGCGGCTGTGTGCAGCGACGCGGCCCGCAGCTTCAATTCCTTAAATTCCTCCTGCATGGCCGCCAGCTTTGCGATGCTCGCACCCGGTATCGCCGGGTTTACACTGTCGCCCAGAATGGTCACGCCTATGCCCGACCATTTGGTAAACACGTCCACATCGCCCTCTTTGTGGCTCTCCGACACCATTGTCTCGGCGGAAACGTCCATCGTGCCCTGTTCCACGATCTTCCGCGTCAGCTCCGGGGCGTAAAAAGCAAATAGCCGTCCCTTCGCTCTGAGCCATGTATGACCGCCCCTCTCCACAAGGGTAAAGTCCTTTTCGTCATCGGACATCGTTCCCACGATGCGCTCGGCCGTCCCCTCCATGAAGGATTGGTACTCCTCCCCGGTTTTGGGATCCCGGCGCTTGCTCATGTTGTGTCCGTCCCCCACCTGCTGCCCCACATAAGCGATCAGGATGGGCTGCCCGATGAAGGTCTTGTAGTAGTCCCGCAGGTTGCGGTAGTCCCACTTGTTCCGGTTTTCACCCTCGCGCAGGACCCACAGCTCCACGCCGAACTCATATTCGTTGAGCTTCTGCATCACCTTCAGCGTGCCGCTGGCGCTCACCTTCTTGGGCAGCGCCTTGGTTTTCAGCGTGCTCATTCGTCCTCACCGCCTTCAAACAGTTTTCGGCACCAGCTGTCAAAGGTGGCGCGGCTCATACCGCCCTGATTCCACATGGTCCAGGCATCCAGCAGTTTGCGCCTGTCGTCGGTGTTGGCGATTTGCAGCTCCTCCGCCTTCAGGGAAAGCGCGTTGAACTCCCCATCCGCCGTGGCGCGGATAAATCCGCCCAGTGCCTCGTTGACACCGTCCACAATGGCCACGCACACCTCGAATACCCGGTCCAGGTCGTTGTCAAAGTCCTCGTCCAGCTCCGGCGTACCCGGGTACATCAGCCGCAGGTGGTAGTCGTGGGGTATCTCCGCGAACTCGTCTATCCGCTCAGGCTGCTTGTGCTCCAGCTTGTGTATGGCATCCGACAGAAACGGCATACCCATGTCGCACAGCACCCGGTCCTTGATGTCCGCAAACCACTTTTCCGCATTGCCGTATGCTTCCATCACCCGGCGCATCGGTTCCCGCATAGGCGCGAACCGGGGGTTATCCCAGCTGGCGTATTCCTGTGCTCTCATGTCCTCACTCCCTCTCTCCGCAAAATAAAAATGAGGCCGCAGCCGGTGTTCTCCACCGGCGCAGCCCCATTTGGCTTTCCCCGCAGCCCATTTGCCGCGGTTATCCACTTTTCGCGGCCATTGCGCCTACCTCAATACCCCGCGCATCCGCGCAAGCCTTCGGTCACAGCAGCCGCATTCTCTGTTTTCGTTCCCCACTGTCGCAGTGGCTCTCGCCGCCCTATCGGTCTGTCGGCATCGGCAGTGCCGTGCCTTTCTTTTTCTTCACCGTGTGTACGGTGTGTGCCTTTATGGCCAGTCCCTCCGCCGTCCGGCGTATCTCCACGTCGTTCCCCCGGGCCAGCTCCCGGTTGATCTCGTGCAGGTCGTCCGCCGTCAGTATTGCCGTCATGCCCATTTCTTCTCAGCCTCCCGCGTCCTCTGACGCTTCCTGTCCCTCGGTCCCCGGCGCTCCTTCCGATGCCGGTCTCCCTCCGGGGTTCATGTCGTGGGCCGCCTGCGGCGGCAGTCCGCTTTCGCTCTGCTTGGCGTTGTAACTGGTAACAAGGGGCAGACGCATGTCCATAATGCCGCTTTCTTTCACCGCACGGCTGATGGCCATGTCATCCATCACGCTCATGTCCAGCATCGCCATGTAAAGCATGGTCTGGGGCAGTATGCCCAGCGTCATGCCCTGTCTGGCGTTTTCAAAGGTCTTTTCGTCCTCCGCGATGTTGCCAAACATGGCGAATCTCCATGAATACTTCAGGTTCAGCCCGTCCATGATGCCCTGCATCATGCGCTCATAGCACCGGTATATCTGCTCGGCAAACTTGCTCTCTATCTGCAAACTGATATTCGCCACGCCCGCCCGCGGCTCGTCGCTGGTGGGTATCAGGGCGCTCAGACCCGCCTTCGCCATGGTGTAGCCGTACCCTGCGGAGCTTATCTTCGTGGCGCTGGGTGCCTCGGCCAGCTGGTGCAGCTCCATGTTCTTCAGCGGCGCGGCGTACCAGCCTATGCCGCTGGTGTTGTTCTCCGCCAGTTCGTCGTAAAACCGCGTGCGGAAAAGCTCCCACCCTGCGTTGCTCAGCTTGTAGCTGTCCGACTGCTGCCTCGTGCTGTTGTCGTCGTATTCGATCTCGCCCGTCAGCAGAGAGATCAGCGGGTTCTGTACCAGTTCCAGCTGTATCTGCTCATACTGCGCGATCTGGATAAACGACAGGAAAAGTCCCGTCAGAGGCGATACAACCGCCGTCTGTGCGTCGTCTATCTCAAAGGGATATACGGCATCCACCGGCAGCGTCACCCAGTAACACCACTTCCCGTTCTGGTAGTATACGTCCGGGTCTCCCGGCAGCACGCCGCCTACCTGCTCCGCTGCCGTTTTCAGCTCGGTAAAGCGGTTCATATTGATGGTGTTCTTCGCCGCGTATACATACCGGGTGCCCGCGCCCTTGGGCGGTCTCGCCGCCACCTGGGTGAATATGCCCCAGTATGGCTTAAACAGCTCCCCGAACTGCGCCGGCTCACATCCCGGCTTCAGAAAGTACATCATGTTAAAGGCCACGGTGTACTTCGACACGCTGTTGAACCCCACGATCTTTATCCAGTCGCTGGGCAGCTGCTGCATAAAAGCGTAGTTCACCTTGTTATGGGGCTTGTCCACGCTCACGCGGGGGTAGTAGAATACTTTGCCCTCCTGCACCGCCTGCCCTGCCAGCTTGTGGGCCGTGGTCTTTACGTCCAGCTTGCGCCGCAGTTTCTCCAGCAGCTTCCACTCCCGCCAGAACTCGTCGTTCTTCGCCGTGTCCTTATCGGTGAACTCCGGTGCGATGTAGCTGTGATACGTCAGCAGATCCTGGTACATCTTCCGGGTGTGGAAAAGCGGATAGGCCGTAAATTCCAGCCCGTGCTCCACCTGCCGCAGCCCCTGCTCGTTGCCAAGCGGGGCGGTCAGCATCTCTGCCACCGTATTCTTGGTATAGTCCTCCGGCAGCGAGGAAATGGCCTGCACCCTTCGGTTCTGAATGTAGGGGTTCACCCGTGCCGACTGGCTCATGCTCACCCGGCTGAAGGCGCTGGCCAGCGCCCCTGCCGGCATATTGCCGTACTGCTCCGCCAGCGCGTTGAAGCGCTGAAATATCTCCGGGTAGGTGCCGCAGGCTACGCTCTGCAATTCACTTGTCAGGTTCCTCCGCTTCTCCTGCTCCATGCGCCGCCTCCTCGTCTATGCGGGAGCGCTCTTTTTCCAGCTCCCTCTCCCACGCATCCAGCAGCTCGTTCAGCCGCTTCTGCGTGTCAGCCCTGTTCTTTTTCACCCCGTCCGCCAGCGCCGCCGCGATGCAGTCCGCCAGCCACAGCCGGTCTCGCTCCGTCAGGCGTTTCAGGTCCGCGCCCTTGATCTCCACCGTCTGCATTTTTTTCGGCGCCGTAGTGCGGTACAGCAGCATATACCCCGCCGTTATCCGTACAAAGCGCTCCTTTTCCGCCAGCGCCACCGTTTCGCCTGTCACCCGCGCCGCGTACAGTCTGTACTTCCTTGCCGCCATTTCAGCATATCCTCCCGCCGCGCCGCGCCGTCACCGTGCGGCCTCCCACGCCGGCTGCCGCCGCTCTGTGCGGTGCCGCGGCGCGGTTTTTGTATTTTGCCAGTTCCGCATCCCAGTCGCTCTTATGCCGCACCGCCTGCGCCAGCTCCTCGCGCTCCAGTATCTGCGCCACCCGCAGCGCATATTTCAGTGCCGACCATATATCGCGCTGTATGTGCTTGCTTATTCGTTCTTCCTTTTGGGTCGTGCCGCTGGCCACTTTTTTCAGGTTCTGTATCTGCCCCACCAGTTCCCGGGTCTTTATGTAGGGGTCTGCCAGCATGGCATCCATGCTGTCGTCCTTGATCCGGTGGTACTTCTTGTAGTTCTCCACGCCCTCGTTCACGTTAGAGCACAGCAGTTCCACATTCCGGTTCTCAAATTGAAGCTCCGCGTACCGCACCATCTCCGCGTCCGGATCCGTCACGCCCGCGCCGCCCGCCTTGATGGGATACAGACACGGCACGGCGTTCTCCTGTTCCAACTCCGTAAAGCTGGCGTGGTTCCGCACGCACAGCGGCGTAAGGCCGTCGCCAAGGTCCATCATCAGGTTCTCCACCACGCTGGTGCCGTACTGCCATGCGTCTATTGCCAGGTACGTCGCGGCCCCTCCGTCGCAGCAGAAGCGGCTCCACACGTCCTTGATCCGCTGCGCCTGCATCATACTCTTTACCGGTGGGTTCCAAACGTCCACATACACCACCTGCTTCAGGTAGCGGTCCCGCTTCAGCCAGTCCGTTTGACGTGTGCATTTCAGCACCACGCAGGCGCATTTTGCGTTCTTCTTGTCGTCGGCGTAGGATACGTCGTACCCCACGATATAGATCACGTCCTCCGGCTTCAGTTTGTTTCCTATGTCGTAAGCGCAGTGCCGGTTCTCCGCGATCATCAGTTTGCGGCACTCTGTCAGCACCTCGTCCCGCACGATAGGATTGCTGTCCGCCCCGGTGTAGCGCGATTCCATTTCGCGCATCCACCGCTCCGGCGTCAGCTTTGTCCGCAGTTTCTGCGCCCAGGAATAGGGCCGCATCTGCTGCAACACTACGCACTCCCACGATATGTCATAGGCATAGGCGCTCTCGCCCGCCAGCATGGCCTTCATGTTCTCGCACCGCGTATCGTAAGCATGGTTCTGCTTCCGCCCCGCACTGGTAATGGCGTGATCCTTGTAGGGGATATAGTTGGGGTCCGGCTTACCGTTTACATTATGCGTCAGTCGCACAGCCGGCAGCACCACCGTCGTGTATTCCGCGAAGTCGAACGCCGGATTTTCTTCCTGTGCGTACTCCTCCGCCGTCACGTCGTGAATGTTGTCACCGCGCATGGCGGATATGTAAAAGGCGCTCCCGCAGTCGGTCTCTATCTTGAAGTCATCTTTACTCTCCGCCGTCACCCGCCACTGCTTCGCCAGTGCCGGGTAATCGTGCTCAAGCTGCCGGAAGGTCTTGCTGCCTATGGTCGCCATCTGCTTGTAGCTTGGTCCATAGTAGGCGCTCTGGGTTCCCGGCCATACAAGCCCGTTTACCAGTGCATATTTGAATTTTGTGTTAGTCTTTGTCATGCCGCGGGTTCCCGTAAACGATACTGATGCTTTCCGGGCGTATACCCGCATCATTACCCGCTGCAGCAGTTCTTCATTTCCAAAGTCCGCCTCTGTGCTCCTGAATATATCGCACGCCTTATCCGGGTACCATCTGAATACCCACATAATAAAGGCCCAGAACGCATCCTCATAATTTTCGTAGCGGCGTTCCTGCGTGGGCTTTTTTGTCACCCAGCCCAACCCGGCCACATACGCTTTACCCGTTCGCCTCGCCATCTGTGTTCACATCCTCTGCGTCCGCTTTCGGCTTGACCTGTTTTTTCTTCTTTTTCACCGGGCGCATCCGCACCAGCCCCAGCTTTTCGTAGGCTTCCTTCTCCGCCTCGTTGGGTTCCTCTGCAAACTCGCCCAAATTGTCCTCCAACCGCATCTCGTCCGGCAGTTCTGCCAGCTCCGGCAGTCCGTCGTTCTGCCGCATCCGGTTTTCGTTTATCAGTATCATCTGGTCGGCAGCATCCCGCGTGTAGGGGTATTTGCACGGCCTGCCGAAAAATATACGGAACGCCTCGTCCGGTTCGCAAGGCTTCCCGTTTTTCATCAGCCCTACCCGCTCCAGCGAAACCGTCATGTTGTCCGTCCGCAGGTCCTCCACCGGTTTCGTGTCCTTCTTCCGCAGGTTTTCCGACGCCAGGTTTTCCTGTATCATGCTGGATAGCTTCTTGGCCTTGTCTATGGCGCCCATCTCTGCGGCGTCATTCATCTGCTTCGTCCACTTTGCCACGTTCCGCAGGATCAGCTGCTGCTTGGCGCTCACCGCCTGCTCTCCGCCGAAGTCAGCGCACAGCGCGTTATAGATCCGGTCAAACTCGTTGTAGTCCTCGCTGGTGTATGGCACTTTCCCCGTGCCCTCGCCCCAGTCTGCGGCCTGTCGCTTGGTGCCCTGCCTGCCATCCCGTGCGCTTTTCTCCGCGCTCACCGCCTTGGTGAAGTTGCCGTTCTCCAGCCCCTCTCCGAATATCTTGGTGATGTCCGTCAGCCCGTCGAGAAAGCCCAGCTCTCCGCCTCCCGGCGTCCGGTCCAGCTTTTTCTTTGCCAGCTTATCGCAGTAGGTCGTCCACTTGTTTTTGCTCCCGCTTGCCGGCAGCGCGTTCATGTCAAAGGGCTTGTTGAAGCGTATGCAGGCATAAAAATAAGCCAAACTCTCCCCCACCGCATCATTAAGCTGGTCGTAATACGCCTGCTGCTTTTCCGCGTCCATAGGTAAAAGTTCGGCCATCCTGCGCTCCTTTCGGATATTGACACTCCCCACATCTAAAGAAGGGGGATTCTCGGTTCGCTGACCGTAGCCTGCACCATGCGAGGTCTTACATGGTCTCCCCGAGCGTATGGGTTCGGGCGTGTCCCGCCCTACTTTATGTATGGAGCTACGCCAGTAGGCGCAGACCCTCATGCAAAATGTTCTTTGCGGCGTTTATATCCCTGTCGTGCTGTGCGCCGCACTCCGGGCAAGTCCAGCCGCGCACGGATAGGTCTTTCGTGCCTGACCACTGTGCGCCGCAAGTGGAGCAAATCTGACTGGACGGAAAGAAACGGTTTACCGTGACCACCTGTTTCCCGTACCACGCTGCCTTATACTCCAACTGCCGCCGAAACTCGCCCCATCCGGCATCGGAGATGGACTTCGCCAAACGGTGGTTTCGTACCATGTTCTTCGGAGCCAAGTCCTCAATGCAGATAACGTCGTTTTCACGAATAAACTGTGTGGACAGTTTGTGCGCTGCGTCCTGCCGTTGGTTGGCAATATGCTCATGTAGCCTTGCGACCTTGATGCGGGCTTTCTCCCTGCGGTTACTCCCCTTTGATTTTCGGGAGAGTTGCCGCTGGAGACGCGCCAGTTTCTTTTCGGACTTCGCAAGGTACTTGTGGTTCGGGTATAAAACGCCATCGGAGGTGACAGCAAAAGCCTTGATGCCCACGTCGATACCGACTGCCGCGCCGGTGGGCGGCATAGGTTTAATCTCTGCATCGGTACAGCAGATAGACACGAAATACTTACCGCTGGCGTTTTGGCTGATAGTGGCAGATAGGATACGACCTCTGACCTCTTTGCTGACGCGGCACTTTACGAGGCCGAGTTTTGGTAGCTGCACCGCCGTGTCCAGCACCTTGATATTCGCCCCTACGCACTTGCTCTTGTAGCTCTGCCGGTGGTCATGTTTGCTCTTGAATCGGGGATAACCCGATTTATCACCGTGTTTCACACGGCGGAAAAAGTTTTGAAAGGCAGCGTCCAAGTCTTGAAGTGTTGCCTGCAAAGATGTGGAATCCACTTCCTTCAACCACGGCAATTCCCGCTTGAGCATCGTGAGGCTTTTGTCTTGCTGGAACCGCGTAGGAGATGTTCTTGTTTCTCTGTACTGCTCCTGCCTTTGGGCGAGAAAGTGGTTGAACACATACCGACAGCAGCCAAAATTTCTGGACATTTGCGCTCTCTGCACAGCGGTAGGATACAAACGAAACTTATAGGAATATTCCACTATCTTGCCTCGCTTTCAGGCGTTTTTCTGATTCTCTATGTACTGCTTGATGGCCGGTAAAGGTACACCGCCAACAGTGGATACAAAATATGAGTTATCCCATAGCGAAGGTGTAGCTTATATCCCCATGCCTAAAGTCAGGGGCTTTACGCCACGATTAGTAAAAATGGTACAAAAGAGAATTATCCACTCTCTCGTGTACCATTTTCGCAGGTTTTCCGTCATGTGAGGGACTTTTAAGTCCCTTTCCAAATTTTTTATTCGCGGCCTAAAAGATAGTCCACCGTCACCTCGAAGTAGTCCGCCAGCACCTCCAACGATGAGGCTTTCGGCTCCATCTCCCCCTCCTCATACCGTCGTATCATGTGCTGGCTCAGTCCGCACAGCTCCGCCAGCACCCGGCGCTTGATCTGCCGTTTTTCCCGCAGTGCCCGCAGTCTTTTAGGGAATAATTCGTTTGCCGCCATCTCACTGCTCCTTCGCATCCGGCAGTTTTTTCGCTTCCAGCAGCATCTGCGCCTCCGTATTCGATATAGGAAAGCCCACGCGCTTGCGCCGCTGTATGCTCTTGATCCTGTCCGCCAGCGCCCTTTCCTTTGTCTTGAAGAACGGGCATTTCCCATTCGCGCTGCACACCAGCTCCCGCAGTCCCGCGCACTCGTTTTTCATGGGTATGTACAGGTCGCACCCGCCCTTTGGGCGGTATGGTCCCTGCGGCGGCGATGCCTTCCTCCCTATGTTCACTCCTCCCGCCACCCCTCTCTCCACAGGTACGCGCTGCCAGCAACCAGAAACGCCATGTCCGCTGCCACCACCACCATGCACAATACGCCCACAAGCGTTTTATATACACCCGCCGCCAGCAGCAGCGCCAGCACTGCCGCCAGCAGCAGCGCAAGCAGTATGTACACCACCGCCCACCGGCGGTATTTCTTTTTCTCGTCTTTCATGCGCTCATCTTCCCGCCTTTCGTAGCACCCGCAGTGTCCCGCGCATCAGCGTCGCATCCTCCACGCCCGGTATCCCCTCCACCGCTTTATACAGCGCCGGTTCCTCCTCTCGTGGCAATTCTTTCCACTCCACCAGCCCTGCCTTGTCCGCCTTGCAAGCTATGATTGCAAGGTTGTCCCATTTGAAGCGCTCATCCTCCTGCCCTCTTCCGAATTTCCAATATCGGCACGTCAGTTCCTCCATCGTGTAGCTTTCCGCCGCGGCCACGGGCTGGGGGCACACCTCGTCCGTGACCACGCCGCCCAGAAGATGTATCAGCTTCCGCCGCAGTCTTTCAGTCCAGTTCAATGCTGCCCTCCTTCCAGCCCTCCGGCACGATAAATGCCCCTGTTTCCTTGCACACCGCCGACCCGTCGTCCGCTATATTCTCCGGTTTCAGTCTCATCATCTCCGCCTTGTCCTCCGGCACGATCACACCCACGTCCGCCTTGGGCGTCAACAGCTGCACATCCAGATCCCGTCCTGTCACCAGCACCTGCGCCATGCCCTTCTGCGCGTACCCTATGGCCGGGGACAGGTCCACCATCCGGCTCTCCTCATAGGCTTGCAGCCTTACATAGTTAGCCACCGCGCTGGTGTATGCGCCCACGTTCATGCTGCTGTCCGCGGCCACGTCCAGCACCTTCCGGTAGTTCCTTGAGTCGCCCTCTTTTTTCAGCATATCTATGGTGTAGCGTATGCACCTCTCCACGCCGTGCCAGTCGCTCATGCCGAACTTCTCCGCCACCTTCTCGTACACGCCGCCCTTCTTCGTCCACTGTATCGGTCTTTCCACGGTGCCCTCCAGCACCAGCCGTACCGCTTCCACCGTGTAGTCGAAGCCTGCCAGGTCCTCCCTCACGCCCATCGTCCGCAGCGCCTTTATGGCGTATGCCTCATATTTGCTGATGGTTTTCATGTGTTATCTCTCCTTTTCCGGTTTCTCTTCGTAGTATTCCGCCAGCACCAGTTCTTCGTCCCGTATCTGGCAGTGTATGATGCCGCACTTCCGGCACTTCCGTTTCCGCAGATCGAGCCATGCGTCCTCCTGCACCGTTTCGCCCCACTCATGGCTGCAGCCGTACACTTTTTTCAGGAACTCCTCGTACTCGCTTCCCAGTGCGTCCTTGCTGCCCGCAAAGCGTTCATATTCCGCCAGTTTCTCCAGTGCCACGCTCTCCCGCGATGGAAGAAAGCTTTTCAGCAGTTCAAACGTCGCGTACAGTTTCGCCACCGGCGCATGGTTATTTCCGTTCTCCACGTCGTCTGTTCAGCTCCTTTCCGCACATGATCTGCACGTCCCTCGTCCACGCGCACAGGTGCTTATACCGGCACTCCTCCGGACATCGCGTCGTCCCCGCGCAGCCCATATACTGGAGCATCTTCACCCGCATGGCCGTCACCACGCCGTTCCACCTCTCCAGCTCCGTGTCTCCCCATTTTGCGGGGTCAAACGTGAGCATAGCTTCCGCCTCCCGCTGCGTGCCACACCGGCGGTTTGTACGACGTGCCGCACTTGCTGCACTTTATCCAGTTCTCCCCCGGGTTCTGCGCGTCCGGGTATCGTACAGGGTTCTGGCTATCCGGCGTTCCACACATCGGGCAGCATATCCCATATCCCTTCGCGTATTTCAGCGTGATCTCCGCCATCGCTCCGTACCTCATCAATAATCCGTGACTACGACCGGCAGCCGCCTGAATGGGTCAAACACCACCTTGTCAACCTCGAATGGCTTTACATCGTCGTACAGCTGACCGAACCTCTTAATTGCCTGCTTCTTTGTCCAGCAGAAGCAGTATGCTACATCGTCTGTAAATTCGTGGTCCTCCATTTGTGAAGCACGGGTGAATATCCAGCAGAACACTACTTCGCACCTCCGTCCATCTTTGCCCCGCAGTTGTGGCAGTAGTTTGTGCGCGCGCAAAAGTTATCTGATTTCCCACACTCGCTACAATGGCACCAATCAATGCCACTCTCAATCCTGCGCCCATCGTGAATCCACCGTCCATGCACCACCGGCGCAACGTCAGCGGCGGGAATGCTGTAAAAGTCCTCCGCTAAATCGTTATAGGCGTCTGCGTAGATTCCGCTTTCCCCGCCAAGCTCTTCAAACGCTTTTTGACATTCTTCCGATTGCTCACGGATATAAGCAATCGCCGCCTTGCGGCTTATGTATTCATCCATTTTCACCCCTCCTCACATACGCTACGCAGACCTCAGGGTCATTCCCACAAAGACATGGCGCATATACACACGAATCACAAATTGTAAACATCTCAGTTAGTGTCATTGCCCGCCCTCCTGTTCCATGCCTCGATTGCTTTTGCTTTGCTGGGCAACCCAGATACTTTCATCTTCTTTGTGTGGAGGCCATCACCAGCCCTATATCTCCCACAACCGGCATCCCACCCAAAATCTGCTCTATCGTAGGTATCGTACATATGGATAACGGTTGCAACTCCACCGCACTCAGGGCAGCGTTTCAATTCAGTCATCCTTCATCGCCTCCAATGCTTTCTCCGCCTCCTCGCGGGTAAGGAAGAAGGTTTTTCCTATATCCTCTGGCCTGAAATATTCGCTGGTTCCGCCACAGTAAATTCTTGTGGAATTTGAAAATGAAACGATGCTAAATACTTGCTTCTCAATGATTCTTCCAAGCAAAGCAAAATACACCGTATCGCCCACCTTGCACGGCAGCACCACCAGACGCCCGTCCTTGTCGGCCTCGGCCAGCTCGCGCAGGCGGGTATAGCTGCAAAGGCTTTCCAAATCAGCAAGGCGCATGAGCTTCAACGCGATCTCGTCTGCCTTGTCCTTCGGTAGAACTTCCTCCGGCGCACACTCTCTGTCCTCGTAGGCGGCGAGGCGATCCTTGAGGCGATTGCGGCAGTACAGCGCGGTGCAGTCATCCATCGGCTTACCATGCTTACCTGTCCAATCCGCTTTACACTTCTCGCAATCCATCATTGCCTGTCCATCGTTGTCGCGCTTCGTCAGTCGTTCCATCACTCTACCTCCTGCATCCAGAACTCGCGGCGGCAGTCATAACAAGATAGGCTCTCACAGTAGTTAACGTCCTTCATACCCTGTTCTATATCGCACGGGTAT